GGACCCTTGCGGAGGCGGGTGAAGCCACGCTGGTTCTTCTGCCTGAGCACGGTGAAAGCCGGACCCTTGTGGAGGCGGGTGAAGTCCTGCTGGTTCTTCTGCCTGAGCACAGCGAGAGCCGGACCCTTGCGGAGGCCGGTGAAGTCCTTGTCAATCTTGATGTGACCGCCGAATTGTCATTCAGTTTAGGCATTCTGGCCGACCTTGTTTTCAGTCTCATACCTGAAGCAGTTTCAATAAGGATTCACTATCAACCCTTTAACGAATATACCGCGATTCTTTACAGGGATTCCGTCACAGCCACTTTGATGCCCACGCACCCAAGGACCAAGGATTGCTGATTTGTATAGGAGTGATGCAGCAATTTGTTAAAGCACGACAGGAGAAAAGATCATGGCAAAGCTTGTGGATGAAGGAGAGTACAGAGTCCTTAACATTCTGTTGGGATCAACTGCGGTGGATGCCAATCTCTACCTGGGTCTCTATACGAACACGACAGAACCAGCCGAGACGGCCGACCTCGCGGCCATTACCGAACCGGACGGGAACGGCTACGAACGCAAGACCCTGGCTCGTGGTAGCTGGTCAATCACCGATGATCTGGCGAGCTTCGCTCAACAGACCTTCGCCGCCACCGGCGCCTGGGGCAATGTTTATGGATACTTCATTGCAACCAGCAGTGACGGCAGCGGAAAGCTCATGTTTGTCGAGCAGTTCACGAACGGGCCTTACAACGTTCAGAACAACGGTGATGAGATCAAGGTAACACCCAAGGTCCGGGCAGCGTAGGCAAAGGGATCAACAGACCATGGCTAAGAGCATTTCCATCTTCCGCGGCACAACCGGACTGAACGACAAGATCGATCCGGCGCGACTACGGTTTGATCCCGAAACCGGAGTGCAGGACCTGGCGGAAGCCGTCAACATTGATATCGATTCCAGCGGGCGACCATCCCGGCGCAAGGGGTATAGTCAGTTGAGGAGCGAGGCCGTTCATAGTCTTTGGTCGAATGGCGATGTTTGCTATTACGTCTCCGGCACAGCTCTCTATCAACTCAATTTGGATTGGACGCGAACGGGTTTGAGGAGTGGTCTGACGACCGGAGCTCCCATGTCGTTCTGTAATCCTGATGGCGGCACCAAGACCTATTACTGCAACGGTTTTGAGAACGGGGTGATCTCCTCCGGGGTGAGCTCGGCATGGATTGGTTCGCCTTATGTCGGTCCCGTTACGATCTGGAAGATTTCGACAATTCCTCCCGTTGGTCATTTGCTGGAGAGTATCGGCGGCTATATGTTGATTGCCGAGGATGATGTGCTTTGGCATTCGGTTCAGTTTGCGCATTCCTGGTACCGTCCATCTCGGGACCGCTTCCAGTTCGACGGCAGGATCAGCATGATGAAGGCGCTCGATGACGGTTTGTGGGTGAGTGACGCCAAGGCAACGTATTGGCTCGAGGGGCTTGACCCGATGCAATGGCAGCGCAACCGGAAGGCCGATTATCCTGCTTTGTTCGGAAGCGCTGCATATTTTGACGGGGCTCTTCTCGGGGACGGAAACCTTTACGGCCGGTGTGTTATCTGGACGACCCCGAAAAACGGGATTTGCATCGGAGGGCCTCAAGGGTATTTTGCGAACCTCACGCAGCGCAAGCTTGTTTATCCGGCCTGCGACAGACGAGGGGCCGGGCTGGTCATTGGCGACCGATATGTTTGCGCGATGGAGTGACAGGGATCATGAACCGGATTTGTCTTGCCATGAATCTTCCGACAGGCGCTGTTTCTCAGTATCTCGACTATGATTTCAATTCAATGTGCACGTTCAATGGGGTTCCCCTGGCTGGTGGGGACGGCGGCATCTTCCAGCTCGACACTATCGGGGGAAGCAATGGGAGACCCATCCAGGCATGGTTCAAGCTCGTTACCAGCGATTTCGGCATCGCAAACCTCAAGCGCGCGCGGAAGATCACGATTGGTTACGAATCGAGCGGGGACTGTGTGCTGACGGTCTATGCAGACGAGACCAGGAGCAGGGACTATCCTCTCAAGCCCATTCTGCAGGGTAAGGCCCCTCAGCAGGGCAACGTTCTTTATGGGGCCCGGGACGTTTACGGCAGGTATTGGTCGTTCTTGGTGAAGAATGTTGGCGGCGCCGATTTCGCGGTTGATGCGATAGCGATTGCCCCGATCATTTTGAACCGCAACAAATGATAGATCGCCCCTCGACCGGGGGGCGCAGCTTGAAATCCTTTCAAACAGGCAGGCTGTTAAGCCTGCGTCACAATCCAACCGGCTCAGGAGGGCCTTCGTACAAAGGAGGTCCTCCCGAGTGAAAAGTATCAATCTATCCAAGGTGCTCACGGGCATTATCGTTGGCTGTTTTCTTGTGGCCTGCTGTTCCGCCTGTGCTTCCATCAAAACCTTCAACACGCGGCCGGCCGGGTGCGAAGAATCGGTGATCTATGACTATGTTCCGTATCCGATAGTCGTGAGCATCATCGAGGCGGACGCCGTTGCCAGGATCGCCGCCAACAATCCTTCCTTGAAACCCTATCTGGTTAAATTCTGTTCAGACATGCTTGTGCTGTTGAATAGCGGGGTTTCGATCACCTACCTCGACCTGGCCAATTTAGCGTGCGATCAAATCAAGTGGGCGAATGGATATGCCGGTTTGACCGTGATGGTTGCGTCGGAGATCCTGGCGCCAATGAATCAAGCGTTGCCCATCGGTTCGTGTGATCAAGCGTTTCTTGTAACTCATTTCCAGCGTCAACTGGACGCTCTTGGAGGCTTGTAATGATAAAGGATTCGGTAATGAAGAATTGGAAGACGACTCTTGCGGGGTGTGCACTGGCGGTTTCCAACACAGGTCTGAGTTTGATGGCGACCGGTGCCGTTGACCTGCAAACCCTGTTGCTTTCGTGTTTTTTTGTAGCGCTTGGGGTTCTGGCAAAGGACTACAACGTAACCGGCAATTGAGGTTAGATCCATATTCATGCGGCTCAGGAGGGCCTTCAATGACGACCTTTATCGTCACAAAGGAGACCCTTTATGGCCAGAAAATTTTCGACAGCACTCAGGAATGCAATCCTTGGGGCAAACGTCACCACGGGGGCGCTGACTACCATCAGTTCCTCGTCGACCGGCAATAAGATTCTGGACAGCGCCAACGGCATGGCAATCTTCCAGCCGGGGGACAAAATCTCCGTTCCGGCTGCGTTGATTGCTGGAGGCTATGGCACGGTTGTAACCGTCCAGACGGATGGATCGTACCTTACAGTCAGTGAGACCTGCGAAGATCAGAGCGCCGGATCTGAATACACCGTGAGCCTGTGCAATCGGCGGGCCTTCCGCGACATCTTTGCCAACGGCATCCTGGAAATCTATTCCGGCAGCCAACCGGCCGATGCCGACACCACGGAGAGCGGCACGAAGCTGCTCAGGATCACGGCGACAAGTGCGGCGGTGACTCCCGGTGTGGCAACCAATGGATTGAATTTTGATGCTCCTGCTGCCGGGGTATTGTCAAAGGCAGCGGCACAAACCTGGTCCGGAGTGGCCCTTGCTACGGGCACAGCGGGATGGTTCAGGTTCTATACGAACATGTACCATACCGGGTCCGGAACCGACAAGATCAGGTTCGATGGATCAATCAGCACTTCGGGCGCGCAGCTCAATCTGTCATCGGTTTCAATCGTTGAGGGAGCCACCACGACGATTGATACCTTCACGATTACGTTGGCTGCTTAGGAGAGATGCTGGTAGTGCTTTGTCTCAAGTACCCCGTGGGAAACTGCGGGGTACCGGGGGATAGATATGGCAGTTAATTATTTTACCAGGAAATTCCAAGACTATACTGCTATCACTGGAAACGGTATTCTCTCTGCACTGAAATCCGTGGAAAGTGGTACTGTCAGTGTAGGTTTGATTAACGACGCAGGACCAACGGATGATCTTGCAAGAGTCATGCGCCTGACTTCCGAAGCGGAAGGAGATCTTGGTTATTGGTTAGATCCCAATATGAATTATGGATCTACCAGTGACATTCTTGCTGTGTTTAATCTTGGTTCCAGAACAGAAGGTAGTACAGCTTACCTATTTCATGGAGCATGCTTTTTAGGCACTACGTTTCACGGTATAAGAATTACACAAGGTGCTGATTCTTCCGGTGATGTACTTAGAGTTGTAAAGGGTTCACCATACGACTATCCTGTTCCTGAACAGGGTTCTGATTATCCATATCCTATTGATACAACTAAATGGTATGGCCTCAGGATGAGAGCCACCAGCACACATGTTTATGTTAGGATATGGGAATATGGTAGTGCAGAACCTGATGTTTGGAATATGGATGTGTCTGTGTCTTCCTATACAGAGTATGGGTATTATCTAAGCTATGGTACAGAAGGGGCACAGGAGTTAAATTTAGCCTTTATTGGCATTACAAGTAATCCAACATCATACCCCATTAGTGTACCACTTACATTTAATCCTGGAGATGGTGCTATCACATTTTCAGAGTTTGACTCTGAAGGTTTTGGCGGTGGTACTGGACATGTGGAAGTTGATATTGCACCTGATGGCTACGGCAACTTTTGCGGTGATGTGGAGCATTCGGAATTTGTGCCGGATGGCTACGGCAATTTTGCAGGCAGTGTAGCATTCCCCGGAGCCGAGCTTGCTGGTGAATCCTGGGTTGGCGGGATAGGCGTTATTGACTTTCCTGAATTTGGAATTCATCAGGCGATTTCCGGCAACGGTGAAATTCATGAAGACACGAGGGATCTCTTTGATTACACCGGGCGCAGCGGGGCTCTTGGGTCTGTTTCATTCAGTATGGGCCTTCGGGCTACTGGATCTCAGCTCGTAAGCGGCAATGCGGAGACTTCCTTCGGTACATTCATTCTGGATGGAGACGGCAACTTCTCGGGGACCGTGAGCTTTGAAGATACCCTAATTGATGCGTCCGGATCGAGTTTCCCGGTTGGGCGTGCAAGCATTGACTGGTCCATCTCCGTGGGTGGAGCGGGCAAGGTCGGGACAGTCGAAGCGGGTTCATCGCCCGTGGAATTTCCTGCCTTCCAGATTTCGGGGGCAGGAACCGTCAGGGTTGTCGGTCATGCCGCCATGGATTTTGAGCGGTTCGAGGCTGATGGGGTTGCTTTGCCAGGTTGTTCGGGTGATGGAGTTATCGTTTTGCCATTTCCTGTTGTTCTGGCAAGCGGCCAACATCTTCCGAGGGGAGAGGGGGCGATTGAATTTTCCATCGATCTGCCTTCCTCCGGTTGCTATGGTCATAGTGATCGGTACCGATATCCCATTCTCAGGTTTGAAAGACACCCGTGAAAAATCCTGTCAGATATGTCTTCAAGGGCAATCAGCAGGCAGCCATGGCGTACACTCGTTATGGCCAGGTTTTGCTTGATGACCTGAAAAGGCGCATGGCTTTTCAAAACCTGTCGCAGCACGTGTCGAGAGTTACCCTCATCAACGGGACCGAGATTGTCTGCCAATCCATCTTCGGGCAGGACCAGGTTACTATCACTTGTATTCCACGGCTGCCTTACAAGCGACGTGTTGTTCATAATCTGGACACGTATGGTTTTGACAGATATCTCATTGTACTTGAGTATCCGTATTTGGTCAGATCATTCATTTTCGACACCAAAGACAGAAGCATATCCGAGCATAATTCTCATATAAAGAGTGGTGGGACTGGATATTCTCACACAGCCAATGTTTACCCGTATAACAGCGTGAAGGACATGCTGTTTTCTAGGTTTAACAGTGATGATATTGTTTATTCGGGTGCTAAGACAAATTTGTATACTGCATCCAGTCAGTATTATGTTTCGCAAGATGAAATTGCAGATGGCATTGCTACTGCATTAAATAGAAGATGCTGTCTGTCTAATATATCTTTTCCTATTCCAGGATTTGGCAGATATTCATTTGTTGTATCGGCTGGAGGTCAGTATAGATATTATGATGGTAATGCCTGTCTTAGGATAGTTGATAATAGCAATCAAGACTTGCTATTTGGAGGAGTTCTAAGAAACCATTACGGTTGGTCAAGATCAGCGGAAAATTTCTTTGACAGCTATTCCGAGTACGGTGTCCCTGGGAGCGGCACCAGATTTTCTGGGCAATACTATTCCATTCAATTGCATGAGCCGGACAAATCCGCCGAGGATTATGGATTCATAGAGATACGAAGAATTGGCTATTTTGTTGATGCTGAAAAATATGCGCTGTTGGTAACCAGGTTTGAGGGTGATGCGAATGGTGAATTAAGCAGAACGGTCCACTCCGGGACAGCATACGAGACAGAACCGGCACTGACTGAGTTGTATTCCGGTGAGGAGCTCCTTGCCAGCCATGAAATGGCGTTTGATCCATATACCAGATCAGCCTTGAGCCCTCAGTACAGTGTAACTGTTGTCGAGAATTCATCCAGTGATTCTACTACTACCGAGGAGCTTGGAACCGAGACTGTCATAGATGGTTCATTCAGGGATGATTATGTTTTCTTTAGAGATACCAGAATTAGAAATACATGCTATCACTCTGTAAGTAATAGTTCGTCTCTTGGTATTAGTAGTGTAATGTTGAACAACTCTTATACTCTTCAAACCAGGGATTATTATACTGTAACATCATATCTGTGGAATGGGGCAGATTGGGTATATGACACAACATGGACTTCTGATTACTACAATCGCAAAACGCATGTTACTATAGATGGCGGAGGAAGAGAGATATTCAAATACCTTGGAAGTAGCACAGATACATTTAATGGCATGTTCTCAATGAAAGCTGTCGAGCTGAAGTATCTTCCTCCATATAATCTGGTGTACGACTATGATGAACTCGGTGGAGGGGCCGTTGATGATTTCGGTTGGCCCATACCAAGCAGCACCCCAGACTATTATCCAGCAATGTGGCCAACACTGTATTATTCTGTAATTCTGGACGGGCTTGACAGAGAAGTCATGATCAGTTGTGCAAAAGATCCTTCTGCAGATTATTGGAACATCTATGCGTGGATATCTCTGGCGGTGGGAGATTACAGTGCCATGGGATTCACGAAAGAATTCAGGGATTTCAAATTCTGGTTAAAAGGTCCTGTTCCATTGTTGCCGCAGGAGATTACACCAGATATCCCGAAAGCTATTGAAGAGGTTGAATCTTCTGAATCTGATTCAGAAATAGTGTTTGATCCACCTCGCACAATAACATTTGCTGATAAGAAATATGGAACCTTTGAAGACGTAACCGATGAGATTGTGGAGAAAATTCTAGCCATAGATCCATCGCTCAGTCTCACGTACATTTCAGTCCAAGCAGTTTATCTTTTCAAGCCAGGAGACCTTTATGGGCCTATATGATCTGGTGAGCGGGCAGCTAACCACCTGCCAGGAATATGCCGAGGAGGCCTTCGAGCAGGCTTCCGAATATCTGGAGACTCTTGCCGGGTCGGTGCTGGAGCCGCTCGATCTGTTGGATGACATCGAGTATGATTGGCCCGAACCATCCTTGGATTGGTCCTACGCGGCCAGACCGCCCAGGCCGGACGACCTGGAGCTTCCCGAGAGAGAGATTCCCGCAGATGTTACCATCGAGGACATTGACGTTCCCGAGTTCCCCGAGATCCCAAGCTTTTCCAAAGAGGAACCGACGATACTTTATCCCGTTGCTCCCAGCACGGAGCTCCCGGATGCGCCGAGCGATCCCCCACCGATGGGCGAAATCGAGGTTCCAAACGTTCCGTCTTATACCCTGCCCGCGGTCCCGGTTTTTGGCGATCTTGTTCTGCCGGTCAATCCGGAGATTGCTTTCCCGACCTTCGAGGGCACCCTTCCGGAAGCCGAGCTTACCCCTCCCGAAGTAGCCTTCATTTACAATGAGGCTATCTATGAATCCGACCTGGCGGACGCACTGAAAGCGAAGATCCTCAATCAGATCGAGACAGGCGGGACCGGCCTCGGCGCCGAGGTCGAGGGGGCAATCTGGAATCAGGCGAAACTGAGAACGGAGAGTGAAAATGCCAGGATTCATGATGAGGCTCTTAATTTCTGGGCCGCTCGCGGTTGGACTGTTCCTCCAGGAGCTTTGGACGGCCGCCTTTACGAGGTCTCTGTCGAACAGGGCCGAGCACTCGCGGATGTCAACGAAAAGATCCTGATCGAGCAGGCCCGTCTGGCGCAGGAGATGGAGAAGTTCATTGTTCAGGCCGGGCTGCAATACGAGAAGCAGGTCATGGACTACTCGAACGAAGTCCAGAACCGGGCATTCCAGGCGGCTCGGGCGGCTGTCGAGATGGCTCTCACCGTCTTCCAGGCGAAGGTGGTCTGGTACAATGCTCAGGTGGAAGCCTACCGGGGGATGGTTGCCGCCTATGAAGTCAGGATTCGGGCCGAACTCGGGAAGGTCGAGATCTTCAAGGCTCAGATCGAGGGGGCCAAGCTGCAGATCGAGGCCAACAATGCCGAGGTCCAGCTCTACCTGGCTCAGTTACAAGGCGTTACGGCTATCATCGAGCTCTACAAGAGCCAGATCCAGGCAACTTCCTTGAAGGCTGAAATCAACCGGCTGAAGCTCGAAGTTTTCCGGCTTCAGGTCCAGACGTATCAGATTCAGGTCCAAACCAAGGTTGCGGAATACGATCTCTACAAGGCGCAGCTCTCGGGGGAACAGACGAAGGTTCAGGTCTATTCCGAGCTGGTGCGGGCCTACGCCGTTAAGGTGGAGGGCTTGAAGGCCGAGATAGAAGCCAAGCAAGCCCAGATCACCGCGGTAGCGTCCGTCAACAAGAACCGCCTGGATGCCATGCTTGGCAGAGTGGAAAGGTACAAGGCCCTCCTGGGAGTTGATGTTGAAAAGGTCAAGGCGATAGCGTCAGTCTACGAGGTTGACGGGAAGATTTACGAGGCCGATGTTAAGGCTGTGGACGCCAACATGCAGGCTCAGGTCGAGGTTTACAAGGGCAATCTTGCCAAGGCCAGAAACCAGACAGACCTACTTCTGAAGAAAGCCGAACTCGACCTGCAATCGTTTCTCCAGAACAGGCAGCTTGCTATCGAGGCCGCCAGGTCCGGCGCCAACGTTTGTGCTCAGTTGGCTGCCAGCGCGCTGAGCGCGGTACATGCCGGGGCCAACATCGGATACAGCGGCAGCGAATCGACTTCCACGTCTGAGGGCAAATCAACTGCTGAGAGCACCATTACCAGTTACCAGCACATTTATAACGAATCATAGACAAGGAAAGGGGAAGCGTCATGCCTCCAACCTATTACATCCCGGAGTCTCGGTTCGATGATGACTTGAGAAGGCGGCTGGCGGAGACGCACGAAAGAAATGTCGCCATGAACGATCCGGCCGCTTTCGCCAGGAGAAAAAACGCCATGCGCGATGCCGAGATGGAGCGGCAACGGATTTTGCATGGCGACTTCGCTCAGCAGGCAGCCCTGCAAAAAGCGCTGCAGGGGACCTGGGATAGGAGGGCTCAGCAGGAGCGAGACGTGCAGGGGACCTTTGGAGAACGTGCAGCCGAGGCCAGGGCGCTGCAGGGGACCTGGGACCAGAGAGCTCAGCAGGAGAGGGACGTGCAGGGGACCTTCCAGGGACGCGAGGAAGGTCTTGAGCGACGGCAAGGAGCGCAGCTTGCAGCGGAAATGGAACGGGCCAAATTGGCCGAAGAGGGGGCGAGCTGGCGCAGGATGTATGAGCCGACGCATTACGGACAAGAAATCACCGTAGACGATGAAGGCAATACCATTCACCGAACCGTTCCCTTTCAATATGGGCAACGGATCGATCAACAGGCCGAGGCCGAGCCCATCTTGCCGCAAGTTGCTCCCAAAGGTTTCAATGATGTGAATCATTTGCTGGCGGTTTACGAGAATGTTCCTCAGAATCAGCGTTCGCAATTTCTGACTGAGGCTGGAGCGCAATATCCGGATCTGTTTAAGCAGGCGCGAAACGAAATGGCCAAGCGGTCAAAGACTGGCGCAGGTCCCAATCCAACCATGGCGACCGCTCCGGCCGCTGCTGCGTCTGTTCAAGTTCCCATCCCGACCGTTCCACCCAAACCGGCAACCTCTCCGGCCGCCTCCGTGGCAAGGGTAAAGCGGGACATTGAAACCCCGTATTATCCTCCAACGGTTTCCGGGGGAGACACCAATGCTTTGACGTTCAGGGAGCCGAGTGCACCTCAGTACAGCCCTCCCGATACCACTTCCTACATCACTCGGGGAGGACTGGAACCCAACTTGCAGCCCGGAGCTCCCATGCCTTCATTCAATACCGGGATACGGCGCGCCATGCCTACACCCGCAACTTATGAACCCCCGGTAAGGCATCCCATGCCTTCATCCAACCCAATGGTACGACAGCCCATGCCTACGCTCCCGGAACCGGACATGACGCCGACAGCTATCCAACCCAGGCAACCGGAAGCGCCTCAAGCGTATTTGCCACGGCGATCCAGGAACGTGATTGCATCCCTTCAATCGCAGATGAACGAGCCCTCGTTGCTCGACAGATCCAGATGGAAGAAACCAAGGTCTTCGCTGATTGTCGGATAGGCGTGGGGCGTGAGGCGTGAAGCGTGAAGGGTGAAGGGTGAAGGGTGACGAGATGAATGAACGGTTTTTGAAGGCAGTTGAAAAGGTGCTCGTTCATGAGGGCGGGTATGTGAGCGATCCTCATGATCCAGGTGGCGAGACCAAGTATGGCATCAGCAAGCGTACTTATCCGAAGCTCGACATCAAGCACCTCACCCGCGACGCCGCCATTTCCATCTACTTTCGAGACTGGTGGCAGCGGTACGGTTACGAGATGATTGCCGATGACGCCCTAGCGGCCAAGGTCTTCGATTTTGCCGTGAACATGGGACCCTCCCGCGCTCATAAGCTCCTCCAGGAAGCCGTAAATCGCACATCTCCGGCTGGGCTGTCGGTGGACGGGCAGCTTGGTCCCTTGTCGATAAAAGCCGTCAACGATCACTACAATTCGTCACTGCTTCTCGCCGAATTCAGGCTGGGGGCGATCTCGTTTTACGCCTCGCTCAAAAATGCACCGCGGTACCTGTTGGGCTGGGTCCGTCGAGCACTGGATTGAAGTTTGAAACTGGCAACTTGGGGTTATACAGGCCGCTTCTTCAAGCGGTCTTTTTTATTTGGAGCGACCCATGGCACAAAGGTTCAGCCAGACCGATCTGGATTTGATGGACCAAGTTTGGTCCGATTTGTCTCCCCGCACTCCGGCGCATGGGAATGATCCCTTCATTCCGCGAAACGCTCTTCAGAGGAATCCGATTCCACCTCCAACGGAACCGGCAAGCATGGTCGATCCGGGCGCTCTATCGCGCCCCCTGGGAGCCGACGAGGTAGCTGAATTGGGGGATAGAGATTATCCCGAACCTCAGCCTCAACGTCAATCTCAGCCTCGTTATCAACCCGCGTGGCCGGGTCCCATCGAGAACTTCATGCCTCGGCGGCAATTCGCGGCCAATCATCCCACCGCTCTCGCTGAACCTCCAACGGATATTTCCGGGAAACCGATCACTTCCGACAATCCTTTCGAAGCGGAATATCAGAATATCCTGAAGCGGGAACGAGCGGCCGAATTCAAGGATAGGGGCTTTCTGCGGGGAGTGGCTTCCGATGTTGTCGGGGGTCTGGTTGACTATGGAGAACTTGGTCTGCGAGGGGTTCGCACCATGGTCCCGAAGGGGTCGGCCCTGGAGGAGGCCGCAACGGCCGGGATCGAGCGGATCAATCGTTTCAAGGAAGAGACCCCCTTCTTTCAGCAAGACCCGAATGCCGGGTATCTTTCCCGATCTGTCCATGGCGGGATCAGGTCGGCTACTCAATCAGTGGCGGCCGGCTTGCCGACAGCAGCAGCCGGGGCTGCAATGGGGTCCGCATTGGGTCCGGCCGGGATGGCCATTGGCGCCGTGCTGGGTTTTGCCTTCGGTGGTGCGACTCAATTCGGACTGGCTCAATACGATGATGTGATGGAACGCGGGAAGCCCCTCGTGGATCAGGGCAAATTGTCTCCTGGAGATCTTCAGGCCTCAGCTATCCGGCAGGGACTCTATGAAGGCGGCTTCGAGTTCGCCTCCGATCTTCTTGGTGGCTGGCTGATGGGCGCCGGGAAACTCTTGACGACACCGGCAAAGCAGGCCCTTCAAGCCACCATCCGCGACATGACGAAGGTGGGATTCAAGGAATTCGCCAAGCGCGCGGCGGGATTGACGGCGGCCGAGACCAGTACGGAAATGGTGACTCAGGCCTTGCAGTCCGAGGAGGATTATCGGCTCGGGCTTGGCAATCAACGCTTCTGGGAGGGTGCCATTGACGCCTTCGGGCCTTCTGTCGTAGCCTCCATGATCTTTGCCGGGCTGGGTCATGCCAACGTGAAGCTGGCGCAAAGAAGTGCATTGAAGAGCCTTGAAAATCCGGAAGCAGATCCCAAGAAAAGGGCGGCGGCGGTCGATGCCGTATATGCCGCGCTGGAACAGGATCATCCTGTTGTAGCCAGTATCTGGGCTCAGACGGCCTCGAATGCCATTGACCAGAAGCTCCCCATCAGCACCGACGAAAACATCATGGATGCGGAAGCCAGGCTCAACGAAGCCAGGCTGAACGAGCAACGGCTTCTTCCTCCCGGCCAGGGATTCATTATGCGGGAGCCCGGTGAGGTTTACGCTCCCTACTCCCCGGAATTTGCCGAGGCGAGGGTTGCGGCCGGAGAAAGGGGATTGCCCGCCCCCACTCTTCGGGAGCCGGTTCAGGAACAACCCGAGCTCACGGTGGAGCAGCTCGACACGCGAATCAAGAACCTCTCGAAAACAGAGAAATCCATTACGACTCAGCTTGGGAAGGCCACAACGGATGAGCGCCGCGAGAAGCTGAATCAAAGGCTGAGAGACCTTCAGGCCCAGATTCAAGCGAACAAGGACCAGCGGGACGTTTTGCTCGAACGAACGAGACAGGAAGCAGTCGATCAGCAAAGGAAAGTGGATCGGCAAAGAAAGATTCTTTCCGGGCTTCCGGATCAGCCGCTGCCAACGGATATGGCCGACCTGGAGCTTGAGCAGCAATATTTGGAGAGCGTCAGACGGTCGTCTCCGGCCGGAGATAATCTGGTGGACCTCGAAGCAGTGGCGAAACGAGAGCAGCAGATTTTGGCGGGGATTGATGCCGAGGAAATCTATCAACAGAGGTTTGAGCGAACCAAGTTGTTGGATCGCAGGATCAGCAACCTCGAGAAGATGCCGAACCCCTCGGAGAAGCAGAAGCAAAATCTTGAGAGTTTCAAGCAGGAACGGACTCAGCTTCAGGATTATGAGGACCAGGCGGCGGCGCTTGGTATTCGATTCATCGGGATGCAGGAGCAGGCACAGGCCAATCTTCCGCCCATTCCGCTGTTCAACGACAACAACGGCGCCACCTTCACGATCATGGAAGGGGAGAGTCTCGAAGATGCCCTGAAAAGGAAGCGGGGCGATTTCGCCGAGAAGAAGGAAGAAACGTCCATAGCCATTGAGGAGGCCGCCAATGAAGCTGCTACTTCTCCGAAGAATGAACTCCCCGAGCCCACGCAAGCACAGATCGAAGCTGGCAATTACAGGAAGGGTCACATCGATTTCCAGGGACTCGACATCAGCATCGAGAATCCTCGCGGATCGACCCGCAAGGGGGTGAGTCCCGAGGGCAAGTCTTGGGAGACGGAGCTGACCCATCATTATGGATACCTGAAGGGGACCGTGGGGAAGGATAAGGACCACGTAGATATCTTTATTGGTCCTGAGGTGGAGAGTGACCGGGTGTTTGTGGTTGACCAGGTGGACCCGAAGACCGGGAAGTTCGACGAGCATAAGGTCATGCTCGGATTTCCGAATCAGGATGAGGCGCGTCAGGGCTACCTGTCCAACTATGATGACGGATGGAAGGGCCTGGGCGCCATGACTGAAATGAGTATGGACGAGTTCAAGGCCTGGGCAAAGAGTGACAAAACCAAGAAGCCCGTTGCAGAGATCGGGGGGGAGGTGCCAAGTGATCGTCAAGGTGAAGGCGGGCTGGCAGGTCCGCTCAGAGAAGGGGAAGAACCTGGGGGGACCATACAGGAGCCGGGACCAAGCGGAGAGAAGACTCGCCCAGGTGGAATGGTTCAAAAGCCGGAAGGCGGGGAAGGTGAAGTAATTCCCAGTCCCGAAGGAATCACCATCGAGACCCCGGAGACCCCTAAGCCCCCAGAGATTTCCAGGCCTTCAGAGGGAAAATTCCAAGTTGGATCTTCGGTGAAGTGGACTGACAGAAAAGGAATCGAGCATACCGGCATCGTTCAGCAATGGTTCCGGAATACCGCGAATATTATGGATGAAGGCGGGAAGATCTACGCGGTAAAGCGGGACAAGCTGACTGCTGCGATTGCTGAACCCTCTGGTCCTATAGTCCCGAAAGAGCCCGAAAAACCGGCAGAAGTGTCCATAGAACCCGTGACGAAGACACCCGAGAAGACAACAGAACAAGGCGTAACGCCGGTTTCTATAGAACAAGAATCGATCAAAGAACCATGGGAAATGACGAGGGCGGAGCATCGTAAGGTTGAGCCAAGGATGGTCCTCGCGTCGAGCATTCTTGAGAAAATGCAGGCCGCAATGGGACCGGGTGGAAGGTTGGCCGGAGGAAAAGCAACGAATGCACAGTTGAGAAGCGCGGCCGCTCGGGTGAAAGCTTTGGAAAAAGCGAGAGAGAGATGGTCGAAAGCTTTCGATAAAGCGGACGAAATCCACAAGGCATCCGTTGCCAAGGCTATCAAGGAAGGCAAGGCGGTGCCCGAGAACGTCCTTGCCGAATACCCTGAACTGAAACCGACGATCTCTATCGAGGAGCAGGCGGAACCCAAGGGGGCGGCCGATCAGATTCAGGAAATGTCCATGGATGAGCTCGACAGCATCCTGGATGAGGGAGAGAAGGCGGCACAGGAGAAAGAACAGCTTGTCATTGAACCTGAAACCATCGAGAAACAAAAGCCAGCCTTCAAGCTTGGCGACCAGGTTGAATACAAGGGGGAACGATGGGAGATTGGATTCATAAACAATAGTGCCACCGGTTACGCTGGAAGCTTGCGGTTACAGAAAAGTGGGGCCGCCGATGCAGCATTCATAAACTATGTCGACCCTAGAAATGTCACACTCATTTCAGAAGCACCAACTGAACCCGCTCCCGCCCCCGAGCAGGAACCTCCCACCGAGATCACCATCGAGCCTATCCCTGTTGGCGGGCCGCGTGCTCCAAAGGGACCGCGCCAACCCAGGCCGAAGCGCACCGCTGGAGAGATTGCCAAGAGCGCGGCCGAGCATGGTGTCAAGGGAATCGATGAGGCCATTTCAGGGCTGTATGAGCTTTTCGGAGGAAAGGCCGTGCGGTCGTTCCCTGGGGGGATCGACGAGGACACCTATCAGAAAGCAAAGCCCCATTTTCAGAAAGCCTTGGAGGAATTTCAGGCGGCCGGTAAAGACATCAAGGCCTTCGTGAAGTGGGCCTACGACAGCTTTTCATCCAAAATCAAACCCTATCTTCGCCGGTTCATTCAGGAGATGAAGGGGGTGAAGCCCGAGTCTCCCGAGGTGGAGATGGAAGAGGGCGGCGGTGAGGGGATCACCATCGAGACCGAGGGGGAGGAGGGCACCGGCAAGAAGAAGAAACGAATCAAGAAGCTCCTGGATACCGGAGAAAAGTTGGGCGGCAAGCGGTCGAGCAAGGACCACCGGGAGCGATCCGAGGCCATTGAAATAGAGCTTAACGGCGACACCTCGGATGTTCCGCCGAAAGCTCTGGCCGAGTTCCTGATCGACAAGACGACCAGGAGCAAGTACCTGAAGGTTGATCATGCCGTTGAGGGAAGGACCCCCGGGACAGGCCGGTTTCTTGAAACTTTCAGATCGCTGGTTGCCACCTGGCCGGATGCCTACAAGGGCGAGATGGGAGTAAGCCGTCGCCGCCGAGGTAGGAATGTTGTTGAGATATTGGAAAGACACCTTTCGGGGGGGTGGACACAGGAACCGGCAGAGGCCGCTAAGAACCAGGCGCACGCCAAGAAGAGCGCGGCTGAGTACATCTCGACCCTGGAGCAACTCAACGATGCGGTGAGCAGTGCGGTAACGGTCGGTGAGGCCCGGCAGAACATCATGAAGTTGCTGGTTGGAGAAGAGCAGGCCGACAAGTGGCTGATCGAGGAAGACCGGCAGGTAGTGATTGATGCTTTGCGGAGCGCCATGGACAGTTCTGTCATTGCCGCCGATGAATCAATCTTGACCGATGCCGGGAAAAGCCTGGCAGGATTCCTTGGGAAAAAATGGGATTTTGCCCATTTCATGGTAACCGGATGGGAATCCATCGCTGAAGCCGAGTTAGATGAAACCAAGAACAAGCCCATCGTCCGCAAGCGCCGGAACATCTTCGAGATCACAACCCCTGATACCTATCGGAACGGTCGGGATGTAACCCCGGAAGAGCTGCTGGAAACCTTTGCCTTGCGCGGTCTCGACTTCGGGGAATGGGTCGAAGCCGACTTTCGGCAGCGGAGCGTCAATCTTACCTACGATTCCTTCAAGATGCTGGCCGAATCCCTGGGGGCGAACGACAAGGGAATCAGTCTGAACGATTCCATGCGACTCGGGATTGGCTGGGGGGCCCGGGGGCGCGGCGGGCGCACTGCGGCGGAATTCTATCCCGACAACAAAGTTATCGCTCTGACCAAGACCAAGGGAGACGGTTCGCTTGCTCACGAGTGGGCGCATGCCTTCGATTACATGACCGAGCGTGACAACATGGCGGCCATGGTGAAAGAGAGCGGAGTTCCAACTTACCAGGTCAGCGCCATAAACGATATCAAGCTGGCACTCGGGACGTTCTACAACACGGCCGACCTCGAAAACCTGGTCATGGACCTCCTGCGAGGGGTTTGGAGTCAGGCAAGGAGCCGCACGGGGAGGCTGAAAGAGGCCAAGAAGTTTCTGAAAAACGAGGCGATTGATCATCTTGCAAGGCAGACTAGGTTCGAGAGTGATGCAATCATGCTCGACGGGGGCGAGCGGGGGAAATACTACTCGAAGAAGGAAGAGATGTTTGCCAGAGCGTTTGAAGCCTATGTTTCGGACAAGCTCCAGGGTTCGAACACCTACCTGGTGGACGCCGAATTCGTGGCGCCCGGTGCGGTCGAAATCATGTTCAACCGGGAGCACGGGGCTTACCCGTCCGAGAAGGAGCGCGAGCGGTTCAACCGGCTCTTTGATGATTTCTTCTCTCAGATCGAATGGAGCAAAGACGGCATTCCGAAGCTGAAGGCTGATTACGTTCCCGTTACGACGCTGGAGAAACAGCGGGCTCAGGAAGCCATTGATGCCATGATGGAGCGGATTGACAAGATTTATGAAGCCCTCTATGGCGGGGAGCAATCCGACGATGGCCTTTACTGGTACGCCTTTGAGCAGACCGGGCGGGGCGTGGCGGCACAACCCAAGGGCTACATTGCCTATGACGACAGCTTTGATCTGAAGAAAGAACTTGTTTTGGCCGGGGCATCGTCCGAGGGTGTGGCCGGGAAGGGGGCCGTGGCCTACACGGATCAACTGAAAGCCGATGAAGTTTTGATGTATTTCTTGAGGCCGATCAAGTATAATGAAGCTGACACCAAAATAACCCTGGAGGTTCCAGATGGCACAATTACAGACTTGGGGCATCGAGGCGCTGAGGCACTGGAAGAAGCACCGCCCGAAAATGTACGCCCACCTGGAGAAGTTGGGCCTGCTGGAACAGGCGGCCCTGGACGCCCAGGAGAGGTCGGGGGAAGCGATACTGGACCTGCTGCAGGAGGCGGTACCGATAGAACAGGCGAAGGAGCTGATACTGCCGAGATTGATCTATCTCCCATCGGAGGAGGAGGAACCGACCTTACCTCCGGATCGGATGCCTTTCAGCCAACCGGCCGCATAGACTACACCATCCGGGCCAACTCCGGCCTGGAGCAGACCAACCAAACCGAACGTTTCAACAACAACATCGCCGCAATCCGGACCCTGAAACAGCTCGAGGCGGAAGGTCGTCTGGCTACCGCCGAGGAACAGGCTATCCTCGTCAAGTACAGCGGATGGGGAGAACTGTCCGAGGCCCTGTCCAGCTACCCAAGCGATACCTGGAAGGGGCGGGCCGAAATCGTGGCGTCGGTCCTTTCCGAGGATGAAATCCGGGCGATCCGGAGAAGCTCCCTGGACGCCTATTACACGGCGCCGACTATTGCCCACAACATTTACGAGGGCCTGCAGCGGCTGGGATTCTCGGGCGGGAAGCTGCTGGAACCCTCCTGCGGGGTCGGGCATTTCTTCGGGACCATGCCCGAGAACATCCGGCGCAACTCGACCTTGACCGGAGTGGACATTGACGGGATCTCCGCCAGGATCACCGGCCAGCTTTACCAAAACGCCAACGTCCTGCACCAGCCTTTTGAAGAAACGCAAATCCCGGACAACTTCTACGACCTCACTATCTCGAACGTGCCATTCGGGGACAGCTCTCCGTATGATCCGAAGCACAACCCGAACCACTGGCGAATCCACGACTATTTCATCAATAAGATGATCGCCATAACCAAGCCGGGGGGATTGATCGTTGCTATCACCTCGACGGGAACGATGGACAAACACTCGCAAGATGTCAGAAAGAAGTACGCTGAGGAAGCGGACCTTCTCGGGGCGATCCGGCTTCCGAACGGTATCTTCCCGGGGGCGCTGGCCGGGGCCGATATTCTCTATTTCAGGAAGAAGGGCGAGGGGCTCGCTCCCGTTCCCGATCTCGGAGATTGGGTGGGGGTTTCATCGAAAACCATGCCTGCCGTGAAAGATAACGGGACCGCCAGGGGACATGATGACACGGTTACGATCAACAATTTCTTCATTGCAAATCCCGACAGGGTAATCGGGAGTATGGCGGTCGGATACAACCAGTATGGAGGGCCGCGAGCACAGGTCACAAGGCAGGATGATTTCACAGCAAAGCTGACCGAAGCCATCGATAAGCTTCCGACTTCGATTTACAGCACGGCTCCTATCCCGTCTGAAATCAACATTCTCGATATGATCCCCGAGGAGTCGGACCTCAAGGATTTCAATTATTATGTCGGGGACGATGGGAATATCTACCAGGCCCAGGCCGGAAACCCGAAGCTGATTGACGATCTCACCCCGGACCAGACGGAGAGGATCAAGAAATTGATCGGAATGCGGGGGATCATCCGCACCCTGCTTCGCGCCCAGGCCTCCGACCAGCCGGCCCAGGAACTGGACGCTCTCAGAAAGAAGCTCCGCGAACGCTACGATGCCTTCGTTAAGAAGCATGGAGCGATCAATCTCCGTGCAAATCAGAGCTTGCTGAAGCAAGACCCCGATGCCGGACTTCTCTTCAGCCTGGAAAACTGGGACAAGGACACCAAGACCGTCAAGAGTCTGGCGGATATCTTCACCAAGAACACGGTAGCTAAGGTTACGCCCCCGACTTCGGCGGAGACCGCTGAAGAAAGCCTGGTCTATTCCCTCATGTGGCGCGGCCGGGTGGATCTGCCTTACATGAGCAAGCTCACCGGGAAGATGCAGGACACCCTGGTCAATGAGCTTAAGGGCAAGGTCTTCGATGATCCCGAGCGGGGTTATGTGACCTCCGATGAGTACCTGAGCGGGAACGTCAGGAAGAAGTTGGCAACGGCAAGATCCGCGGCGGAGCTCGACCCGAAATACAAAGAGAATGTCGAGGCCCTGGAAATTGCCCTGCCGGTTGATTTGCCGATGGAAGATATCCGGGCGCGCCTGGGCTCGGCATGGGTCCCGGCCGATATAGTGAGGAGGTTTGTTGTCGATCTCTTCGGGGGATATTTAGACGGGTTCCATATCGATCATGTGGTGCAAACGGGTTTGTGGACGCCGCATTTCCGTGGGCGAACCAAAGCCCAGGCGAAGCGGAATGAACAATTCGCACAGGAACATTCCGTGGCTTCCAATGAATACGGGGTCACGGACGACCGGGGCAGGAACCGAATCAACCTGTTCAAGGTTGGAAATGAGCGCGGGTTGCTGGATTTCGCGCTGAACGGCGGCTTCCCGAAGATCATGGATGAGGTACGAAACCCGGACGGCACGACAAGGGAGGTCCTTAACATCCAGCTCACCGACGCTGCCAATGCGAAGGTGGACGCCCTGCAGGCCCGGTTCAGTTCCTGGATCAGCGAATCCGAGGCTGTGTCGAAGGCGCTGGAGGAGATCTACAATGAACGGTTCAATTCCTTCGTTGAAAGACAATATGATGGATCGCACCTGACCTTCCCCGGCAAGGTCCCGGATGAACTTATCAAGTTAAGGCCCCATCAAAAGAATGCAATCTGGAGGTTCTTGCAGTCCGGGGCGACCTATCTGGCGCACGAAGTTGGAACGGGCAAGACCTTTACGATGATCGGCTCCATCATGGAAGCCAAGAGAATGGGGCTGGCGCGCAAGGCGGTCATGGCGACCAAAAAGGCGAACATGGAGCAAATTGCCGCCGACTTTTTGACGCTTTATCCGGGGGCAAATATTCTGGTGATGAAAGTCCCCGAAAACGCTGAAAAGCGTAAACGGATCTTTGCCAGGATCTCCACGGGGAATTATGACTGCATCATCGTCAACCACAACTCCTTCGAGAAAATACCCCTCTCTATTGAGACGCAGCGGGAGATTATCAACCGGGAGGTGCAAAACTATGAACGGGCGTTGGAAGAGGCGGTCATGGCCAACGCTGCCCGACATACCGTGCGGGACATCCAAAAACGAATCAACAAATTGAAGGCGAAGCTCCAGGCATTGGCCGACATGGAGCGCGACGATGTTCCCACCTTCGAGGAGATGGGGCTTGATATGGTAGTGGTGGATGAGGCGCACACCCACAAGAATATCGGCTTTCAGACCAAATACGGCAGCATCAAGGGAGTGGAGGCGAACGGTTCGGATATTGCCTTCGATCTGTTCATGAAGACCCAATACCTGCACGCTAGGAACGGGCGAGGGATACTATTCGCTTCCGGGACCCCGCTGACCAATTCCGTGGGAGAGCTCTTCAACATTTCCCGGTATCTCTATCCGAGGGAATTGGAGCGCTTGGGAATAGCCACTTTTGACGCCTGGGCCAACACCTTCGGGGTGATGAGAAAAGAAGCTGAATATGCCCCGGAAGGCGGCGGATTCAAGCTCACGAGTCGTTTTGCGGAATTCGTGAACATCCCGGAGCTGATGGCTTTAATGCGGCAGCACATGGACATCCGGACCGCCGAGGAGCTTGGCATACCGAGACCTGATTTGGTCGGGGGCAAACCGATTGCGATTGATCTTGGGCAAAATGAATTCACCCAGGCTTTCCAACAGGTCCTGAAGGAAAGGGTAAGAAACTATCGGGCAGATCCCAAAAACGTTATGTATCGTGGTGTCCGGGATAACATGCTGCGGATTGTTAACGATGGGCGCCTCGTGGCCATGGACCCGAGACTTTACGATCCTTCCGCTCAGGATTATGCCGAAAGCAAGAGCAATGTGTGTGTTACCAAGGTGTGGGAGCTTTACCAAAAGCCGGTTGAGGCAATTGATCTTGACCGAGACTCGAAGACTTACGGCAAGCCCTACAAAGAAAAGAACCACCTACAGCTTGTTTTTGCCGACCGAGGGGTTCCCGGAGGCCGGGGATTCAACCTCTATGCCGATATCAAGAAGAAACTGGTAGCCAAGGGTATCCCGGCCGATAAGATCGCGTTCGCCCACGATTACAAGACCGATGACGCCAAGGCCGAGCTCTACAAGAAAGCCAGGGCCGGAGAAATCCGGGTGCTGCTCGGGTCAACCGGACTGATGGGTATCGGGGTGAATGTGCAGGACCGGGTTTCCTTCCTCCACCACCTGGATGTGGATTGGACCTATGCCAACTATGAACAGCGTAACGGGCGGGGCTGGCGATTCGGCAACCGGGTGCAAGAGATCGGGATATTCAACTACGGGGTCAAAAAAACCGTTGACGCCTTCATGTGGTCCACGGTGGCCTATAAGGAAAAAATTCTGCAGCAGGTCATGAGCAACGACCCGAAGGTCCGAAACGTGCAGGATGTATCCAAAACATCGATGGAAGCTTCCGAAATGGAAGGCCTGCTATCGGATGATCCCCTGCACAAGGAAAAGATCGAGCTTGACGCCGAGGTTCGCAGGCTGGGTAATATCAAATCCGATTATGAAACGTCCCGAAGAAGGGCTCGGGAAAAGTTGGCTCGGGCGCCCCTGGAGATCCAGGCGGCGGATAAGGCCGTTGCCAACAACCATTTGCACCTGCAAATCGCGGAATCGATTACAGCTCTTGAAATTGGGAATGTTCCCGGATTACTCCCGAGGGACCAGGGGGTATTCTTCGATTTGGAAAAGGACGGAGGCCGTGCGAATGATGCGGTTTACAATGTTTACAAAAAGATAAAATTCGCCAACGAAAACCAGGTTGCGATGATTGGCCGGTTCGGAAAGATCGTTTCCGAGGAAGTCACGGTAAAGGAAAAGGATGCCAAGACTGGTAAAGAAATCGAGAAAAAGAAGACGGTCAAGCGGTTCTATCCGCTTTCCGGATCGCTTTACGGCAAGGACAAGCTAAACCTGAGTTTCCATGTCGGGAAGGATGTGAAGCATGATTCCCTCCTTGGCAACGGAGTCAAGCGCGGACTCACTGCTATTCAAAACGGCCTGAAGGCGAACATCAAGGAAAAATTGACCGTAGCCAGATCGCTGCGCGAGGAAGTCCCGAAGCTGGAAAAGCTGGTCGCCACTCCATGGGATAAAGAAGTCGAACTCGCGGAGAAAGAGCGCCGACTGCGTGAGGTTACCGAGACATTGTTGAGGCGTCAGGCTGAGGAGGATGCCAGGGCGCGGGCTGAGCTTGGTCAGCAACAAGCGCAGCAACAGGCTCAGGCTCAGGGGGAAATTGTTCTTGAACCCGAGGAAGAAGAGGGCACCGGAGAGCTTTCATTTTCAATCGCCAACACCAAACCATGGCCGGCGAATTTTCCGAAGGCTTATGCCCAAACCCATCCTGGAAAAGTCAGCAACCATCCGGGCCACGAAGCTGCCAAGGCCGGAGACGTTGATGCCGCGATTCGGCTGGTGAACGATCTGGTGAAACCCGAGAGGATGAATGAGATCGGGCGACTTTACCCGGGCGCAAAATTGGTTGCCGTGCATGCCGAAGAGGCGACCGGCAAGAACGCGATTCCGCAAGTTTACGCTGAGGCTCTGGGTAAACACACCGGGCTGAAAGTAGTTACCGGCATTATCCAGACCAATCTAACAGGGCATACGAAAAAGAACGCCATGGAACGAATGCTTTCGAGGGCCACCTTTGATGGACCGGTTATCCATGGCCAAGATTACATCATTGTTGACGATCTGCTGACGCAGGGCGGGACGGTATCGGAGTTGCGCCATTACCTCGAGAACAAGGGCGGGCGCGTGGTAGCTGTTACCTCTCTCGGGTTCTCGACCGGTTCAAATGTGGTTGCCGTCAAGCCGGAGAACGTGATAAGATTGGTCAACAAATTCGGGAGGAATCAGCTTGAAAACGTCCTCAAGGAAAACGACATTGCAGGATCAATCGAAGCCCTCACCAACAGCGAGGCCCTCTATCTCCTCTCTTACTCGAACCTTGACACCCTCCGAGATCGAATCGCTCAGACAAAACCAACTGGAAGTAAGCGCCAAGGCTTCAGCCTTTTTCGGGAAACAGAAAGAAGAAAAACGGGGCAAGTGGGATTAGGACGAGCGGCACTTGAATCACACCTCACCCCCTTGATTTCCAAATGGACGAACGCGCCGGCCCGCGGAGTGCGGGTGGTGCAGTCTCATAAAGAATTGCCGTCTCGGATTGTGGAGCGTGCCCGAGGAAAAGAGATCGAGGGCGTCTATGATCCAGGGACCGGCTCCGTTTGGCTGGTTGCGGACAACCTCCCCTCCCTTGAACGTGCTGAAGAGGTCCTCGCCCACGAAGTTTACGGTCATTTTGGACTGGAAGCTTTCCTTGGAAAGAAGAAAGCCGATGCGTTCCTGGCCGAAGTGGCGATGCTGTATGGCAAGGAAGGTCTTAAAGGCATAGCGGAGCAGCACGGGTTCGACCTGAGCACCAAAGAGGGACGCCTCAAGGCCGCAGGGGAGAAGCTTGCGCGAATGGCCGAGGGCGGGGAACGTCCGGGATTGCTGAAGCGGATCTATGCGGCGATCCGGGCCGCGCTCAGGGAGGCCGGGTTTAAGATCAAGCTCGACGATGCGGACATTCAGCGCATGCTCACACGATCCAGGAAATGGGTCGAGGGTGGCAAGGCAAGACAAGGGGTTGCGGAAACGCAGCCCCTTTCTATTTCTGACATTCGGGAAGGCAAAGTTGACCCCGAGGTACTCTTCTCCCTCTCTGCCCGCGACCTGCTTGATAAGCTGCAAACCAAGCTCGAAGGCACACCGAAGTCAGCTATTGATGTAGTCTTCGGAAGGCAGACCGATCTTGGCGAGCTGGCGGCGTCTTTTGGGCTTCCGGCCTGGCTTGGGAAAAACAATGCAACGGTCAGGGGATTCCAGGAAAGGCAGGACCGGCGCGACAAGGACCGCTCGAAGATCGTTCACGACTATCTCAAGGACACCAATGCCCTCTACAATTTGTCCGATAAGGACCAAGTGAAATTCGATGAGCTTGCGTTCGAGCTGGACGGAAAGAAGGTGGTCAAGCTGTCGAAATTCAAGAAGACGGGGACCCGGCAACTCATCAAAGGGCCGCAACGGGAAATCATCGAAGTCCCGGTCTATGAGCTGAACGAGGAGCATTACAAGGCGCTCGATGATTACCTGAAGAAGGAAAAGCAGGTCCCTGATGCAATCCGGTCCGCCTACATGAATGCCAGGAAGGCCCTGGACAGGTCTCTCCTTCAGACCTATGAGCGGCTGCAGGAGATCAAGAAGCTTGACCCCAATCTCATCGAGGAATACCGGAACCAGATGGGCCAGATTGAGAATTACTGGCCGCACGTCCGGGAGGGCAACTACCATATTCGCGTGGTTGATCCCAAGGCGGACGCCAAAACGGAAGAGCCGGTCAAATACCGCGAAGACTTCAATGCGGCGGGCGAGCGGCATGCCCGGTTCTGGTACGCGAAGAACATTGACCGGATTGCGGCCGAGGTCAAGAAGGATAATCCCGGTATCGATCTGAAGTCCCTGGAATGGACGGTCGAGCGGAACAAAGATATGCCCGAGGAGGTCTATGATTTCCCGATTGCCCTTGACGCCATGCAGATGGTTGCTGATGCAGCCGTTGACAAGATGCCCGAGGAATCCGGGATCAAGGAGCAGCTCCGGAAGGAGTTCTCTCAGGAAATCTCCAATGTGCTCAAGTCTCGCGGCCACGGCGCCCACTTCATCAAGCGCCGGGATATCCCCGGCTATCAGAAGACCAATGCGGCCAAGGTCCTCTACAATCATTTCTCGGGGTTCTCCGGGTGGCTGACCAAGATGGAAGCTGCCCACGACTACGGAGATATGCTCCGAGAGATCCAGGCGCGGGAGCACCCCGGGGAATATCGGTGGGCGGTGCGCTACGTGCACGACATGCTGCAGAATCAGACCGGGATCGACCGGGCGGTTGATAACGCCAAGGCCTTCTTCTTCATGAAATACCTCGGTCTCGGGATCAAGACCATGGCCGTCAATCTGACTCAGAATCCGGTTGTGGGGATCCCGCGACTCTCCATGGACATCGGGATTGCGGGGGCCGGTCGGCAATTCGCCAAAGCCGTTCGAGACATCCGGCTGGACATTACCGAGAAGAGAATCGAGGGCTCGAAGGGGCGGCTGTCAGCCGACGAGAAACGATTGCTCGGGGACATGTTCGCTGAGGGCTGGGGGCAGTCCCAGTTCCTGAACGAGATCCGGGGGAAGGTCGGGGGGAAAACGGGCAAGGTCTTTGGCAAAGTGGCGCGGGTCATGGGCTACCCCATGGAGATCTCCGAGAAGTACAACCGGCTGAGTCTGGGTCTTGCCGCGTTCCGGGCTGCTCGGGAAGGCACAATTACCAATCAGAAGACATTGGATGCCATAAACCTGAAGAAGGGAGAGAAGGCGAGCTATGATGTGGCTAAAGCGTTTGCTGAAACTGTGGTCAAGGATTCGCATTTTGTGTTTGGCAAGGGCAACCGGCCTCAATTCATGCGGGGGACCGCTGGCGGTAAGGCCCTGAGCGCCGTCTTTACTTTCAGGACCTTTTCTTACAATCAGCTCTCGCTCTGGCGTTGGATGCTGGCGAGCGGCGACAAGGAAGGCAAGAAAGCCTTTGCCTATTCGCTCCTGTCCATGATCATGCTCGGGGGGCTTTCGGCCATTCCACTTTACAATTCCCTGGCCGCCCTCATTCGGGAGATCTTCGGAGAGGACCTGCTCGGCAATGGTGTTCGCAAGCAGCTCCCGCCCGGCATGAGAGACCTGGTGATGTACGGCGGGCCGTCGCTGGTCGGGGTGAACATCGGGGGGTCCATCGGCATGGAGCTGCCGGTGATCGACCGGCTGAACGTCAACAAGTCCATTTCTGGTCAGTTGGGCGAGGGAATTGGCTCACTCCTCGGGGTCCCGTATTCGATGTTCGATGAGCTGACCAAGGCGGTTGACGCTATCAAGTCCGGCCGGCCGGATCGCGCCGCCGAGACCGTGGCGCCGAATTTCTTGAAAAACATCATGAGCGCCGAAAGGCTTTACCGGGAAGGGCAGACCACGGTTACCGGGAAGCCGGTCAATGTCCCCGGTGAGAGGTTCCCGCGGAAGCTCACCGAAGGGGAAGCTATCGGCAAGGCGCTAGGCTTCCAGCCCGTAAGCAGCACCAAGGCCTTCGAGATCTACAAGAGCCTCGAACAGCTCAAAAGCTACCGGGATGAAAAGCAAGCGGAGCTGGCGAACCGGTATGTGGCCGCCATGAGGCAGAACGATCAAAAGGAAATGGTCGCTGTCCGGAATGAAGCGCGGGAATGGAACCGGGCGGCGGTGGTTGAGGGCAGGCGGGAGATGAGGATTGATCTGCAGAAGGCTATCCAAGCAAGGCAGAAGGCCAGGCAGCCTATGAAGCAGATGCGGGGATTGGCGAGGGAGTATCGGGAAAGCTATGGGATGTAAGGATGGGTGCTAAAATTCTCGAATTCACACGTCCCGATGAAAGGCAGACGGTGAACATTTGGTGAAGAAAAAAGAAAATGCCTGAGTCATTGCCTGAGTGAAACAAAAAGGGTTACCCCGTAACCGAGATAACCCTTTAGTATTCTTTAATAGTCCCAACGGGGTTCGAACCCGTGTCTCTGGCGTGAGAGGCCGTTTACCCATTTCTGTAAATCCCTAACATGGCTTGATTTCTGGATTTAAGTTTGCAAGCTCAGGCATTTTTTGACCATTTTTTGCCTGATCTGCATCTAAAATGCCTGAGTGATTGCCTGAGCAAAGGAGCTCCATAAAGCCGCGTAAATCTTCATTCACCCGACCGAGATATCTCTCGGTTGTCGAGAGGTTCTTGTGACCAAGTATTCTCTGGATCGTTGACATTGGAACCCCTGATTGGGCAAGCTTCGTCGCCGCATATCTCCTGAGGGAATGAAACCCAAAGGGCTTCACTGATGACCTCGAGCACAGTCCTTTCAGGAATTTGTGACGATATGTGAAAGGTGTACCAGTGTACGGGCCTTCCTCGACCACAAAAACCCACTCTGATCTTATTGTCCGGTTCCTGTACCACCATCTCAGATCCTCCTCAAGTTCCCGTGTCATGGGCAGCCATAAGTACTCCATCGATCCATCCTTGCTTTTGGAGTGCCCGATCCTTACCTGCCGAAGGCCGAAGTCGATATCTTCGTTCCACTTCCACCGAAATACCGATGAGCGCCGGGCCGCCGTCTGCAGGTAGCAGTTCAGAAAGACTCGCTCCTTGCGCGTGCAGGCCATGAGGATTTGCTTGATTTCGGATTCCATGGGTACGAATTGCGCTTTTCGGCTGTGCGGAAGTTTCTGGCATTTGACTACAGGGTTGGATTGCCAATCAAGGATACGTTGCGCCCAGGACCAGAATGCCAGGAGATTCTTTCGATCTCGATTGCTGCGATTGGAGCTCCGTTCGCTGGCGGAATGGAGCAGGAAGTTATGAACCATTTCGGCTGAAATACTCGCCAAGGCTGGGCTTCCACCGAGAAAGTTGACGAACCTCCTGCCGGTGGCAACTTTTTCGACATAGGTATTGTGGGTGTACCGTTGCTTGGCGTGGTCAAGATAATCCATGTAGGTCTCTGAAAAGTCCATGACGATCTCTGGCGGCTTCTTTGCCAGCTTTTTCCCTTCGACTTCCCAGGCCTTTGCTTCCCTTTTGGTTGCGAACGCCTTGGACTCCGGCTTTCTGCCTTTGATGCGAATCTGGCCGATCCATTTGTTGATCCGCCTGTCGAAGAATGGCATGCTCTAAACCCTCCTGAGTAAAGATCCATGACCGGCCTATTTGTTTTCCGCCAAGCGAGAGGCCATTAGCATAAACCCATCGAAGGGATTTGCGCAAGATTCCTGCAACTTCTTCAGGGGTCAGGATGGTCATTTCACATCCCTGTGTCTAAAGATGAATGATTTTGCCGATTTCCCAAGCCAGCCTCCAGGAAACAACCTCGCCTGGTTCATGGTCTAGCCCACCCAGCCGATACCAGACCGACTTGAGAGGAGTCCAAATCTTGAGTGCCAGCCAGACAGCCCGGAGCTTATTCATCTCATCTTCCTTCGCGTGTTGGCTTCAAAGTCTTTCCACTGGACGAGCACCCGTTCCAGGTTGAGGCTTAATGCCCTCCTAAGATTTGGATCTGGCAATTCTTTTGCGATCAATTCGTTTATTTCGGTTGCCTTTTCAGGTGAGCTTGTTGTGTAGATTCTGCGTTCCGATGGTCTTCCGTTTTCGTGATATCCCGTCACCGCGAAGAGGCTGAAACCGGAAGTCACAGTCCTGGAATCAGACTCGAAACGTGCCCAGAAGAGGGGATATTTCCCGAGTGCTTCCAGGATTGGTTTGGTGAGTTTGGTTTTCATCAGGATTGGTTTGGTGAGTTTGGTTTTCATCAGGATTGGTTTGGTGAGTTTGGTTTTCATTCTGCTACCCTCCATCCATCCCAGCCGTGCTTTGCAGCGAAATTCATGCACACATCATAATGCTCCAGCGGGCATCGCCCTTCCCTCCCGGGCTTGCATCGTGACCGAGACGACTCACGCGCCGGGATAATCGTGATGCGGCATGGAGCCACGAAGCTCTTTGCGGAATCGGGCCGATAACGCTCCTGGTTGGTGCGCTGTCGATGCTCACGGAAGATAATAGGCAGGCAGTCCGGGCAGTACATGGGCTTACCCTGCCTGATTTTGTAGGCCACGGTTGACGCGGAGGAATAGGCCCTGTAGGACCTGCCACAACGCGAACAAACAACATTGGTTGCCATTACTGGGACTCCTCATTTTGTCTCTTGGAGTGGAACATATTTATTTGCGCGCATTCTCTTTTGATCCGCCGTTCCGCCATGGCCTTATATTCGGGGTTCAGCTCGATACCGATCCACTTGCGGCCCAGGTTTTGAGCCACTACCGCAACGGTCCCGCTGCCCATGAAAGGATCAAGCACAACGTCACCGATGCGACTGCCAGCCAGAATACAGGGTTCAACAAGAGCCTTCGGAAAGGTGGCAAAGTGGGTTTCCGGGAAAGCTTCGGTCGAGAGTGTCCATACCGTTCGGATATTCCGAAAATCTACCAGATCCTTGCAAGACGCGGAAAATGAGGTGTTTTGCTTGATCCCGGATCCTGGTTCCACACACTTGGGGTTGACACCGGGCTTGCGTCTATCCATCGGTGCAGTTTCGCGCATGTGAGCCATGGTTTTGGCTAGGGTTTGATTGCCAGGACCCCCATCAGCCCACTTGTGATAATCGCTTCTTCCTCGAGCATACCGAGCATGGCTATCCGGAGAGGCTTTGACTTTGATGCTGTCGGCATCGTAATAGTATCGTTCCTGTTTGGATAGGAGGAACAGGTATTCATGACTTTTGGTGGGTCTGTCTTTGACGCTCTCCGGCATGGGATTGGACTTATGCCAGATGATGTCTGAACGCAGATACCAGCCGTAGTCACGCAATGCAAATGCCACCATCCATGGAATACCAATCAAGTCCTTGGGTTTGAGGTTTGAGTCTGTAGCCCTGTTGGCGTCCGCACCGATTGCGCTCGCCCGGTTAGTCGATTGCTTGTATCCTATCCGTGTTCCGTGGGTCCTTCTTCCTGCGGCGTTGTATGAGTCGCCCATGTTAAGCCAGAGCGTCCCGTCCTGGCGCAGCACTCTCCTGACTTCATGGAACACATCAACCATCTTAGAGATGTACTCTTCCGGTGTGGCCTCAAGCCCGATTTGCCCCTCGACGCCATAATCGCGGAGTCCCCAATACGGCGGTGAGGTTACACACATCTGAACGCACTCATCCGGGAGTGTCCGCAACATCTCAAGGGCATTCCCAAGAAGGATCTGATTGTGGAGAACATTCTGCATGGGGAGGCAACCGTTAAATCTGAGCAAAAGATTGAAAAAGGTGATCAGCTATTCTTCTGGCCTCCTTGCAATCGGCCGGATTCTTGCCATAGCTGGCATATTCGATGGTCATTGCTGCATCGTCGATCATGAAGACAATCACCTTGTCCTTATTAAACTTCGTGGCAATGTCACGTGCTGCTGCCACTTTGGGGGATGGGTTGAAAGCCATTACTTGCTCCTGCGATTCCAATTCCGATCTTCCTCGGGTTCATCTCCATCCGCAAAGCGTTCCCGGAACTCCAGCTCCTTACCGACTGCCTTGGCGCCCTCCGAGAATTTCTCGGTGAACCAATCTTGCTCGGTCAGCCATTCGAGATAAGAGGTTGGCACATCCTCGATTCCGGAACCGCGATGTTTGCCGAAAGGGATGATGAAAAGTGATTCCGCCATTTATTCTTCTCCTTTGATCCAGCCGGCCAGCCCGGTATATCTCCGGCTGTTGTCGATGGTCCTGATTGCCAGGTTGACGGCTTTCATGGTCCCGACCAACACCACGAGCTTCCGGGCCCGGGTGATGGCCGTGTAGAGCAGGTTACGCTTGAGCATTATGAAATTTGTCGTGTGAATCGGCATGATGACCACGGGGTATTCGCTGCCCTGGCTCTTGTGCACGGTGAGCGCCCAGGCTGCCTGCAGGTCGTCAAGGTCGGTCAGGGGGTACGCGACGTTTCTCTTGCCGGAGATGTCATCAAACTGAACGTATAGATAGTCCTGATCAACACTGCGAACGACTCCGATATCACCGTTGAAGATCTCCAGATCATAGTTGTTGCGTGTCTGGATTACGCGATCCCCAGACCTGAACGGGACGCCAGGGAGTTTTTCGCCGGTCGGGTTCAGTACGGTCTTTAGGATCTTGTTGACCTCCCCGGTCCCAATCGGCCCTTTCTTCTGGGGACACAGGACCTGAATGTCGTCGTGGGTGAATCCGAATTGTTGCGGGATCTTTTCGACCGCCTTGATGATGAGCCCCGGAATGGCATGAGGATCTTCCTCGGGAATGAACCAGAAATCTCCTTGGGTGCTGCTCAACTCCAATTTCTCGCCCCGATGAATCCGCTGCGCATTGACGTTGATCAACGAATCGTAGTCCTGCCGGTAGAGCTGCGTAAGGTAGGTCACCGGCATGCAGCCTGACTGGATCATGTCGTTCAGGACCTGGCCGGGGCCGACGCTCGGGAGCTGGTTCACGTCCCCTACGAAGATGATTTTCTGTTCGTCGGTTACGGCATCCATCAAGGACGCCATGAGCCTAACGTCAATCATGCTGCTCTCATCGATGATGATTGCATTGGCTTCGATGGGGTTGTCTTGATTCCGCAGGAAATCCCCGATCTGAGGAGAGTATTGAAGGAGACGATGAATTGTCTTCGCCGGCCGCCCGCACATTTCGGCCATGCGCTTTGCCGCCTTGCCGGTTGGGGCCGCCAGTTCGATAACCTTGCCTTCCATGGCCGAAAGGATTCGTCGCACGGTATGGGTCTTCCCGGTTCCGGGGAAACCGGTAACGATTGAGATTTGGCTATCGAGCGCCATGCGGACGGCGTAGGTCTGAGTTTCATCCAAGCCGGAAGTGATAGCGGGAGGAAGAGTTCCCGACGCGGGACAACGCGCCGTAACAAGTCTTCTTATTCTTTCAGCAACTTCCTTCTCGGCTTGATACAGGTCTCTCCTGTAGATACCAGCGTTTTCTCGAACGAGCCGATTGTCTTTGATTCCATATTCGATGATCTGCTTGATGGGGTCCTGGTGAATGCCGAGCACTTCGATTGATCGGGTCAGCAGTTCGTTTTCCGGAAGGTAGCAATGACCCTCACCTTCAGAGGCTTCACCCAGCACCCAATTCACCCCGGAGCGGATGCGATGGGATGAGTCTTTGGCAATGCCCATGGCGCCAGCAATGGCGTCGCACGTCTTGAAGCCGACGCCCCAGATGGTATCTGACAGCTCGTAGGGGTTTTCCGAGACAATCTTGATTGCATCCTGTTTGGAGCCGTATTGCCCAACAAGCTTGTCGCGCATGCGGGCGGTGATCCCATTGGTTGCGAAGAACACATCATGTTCGCGGTCCTGCTTGATGGTCATGTACTCTTCGTGAATGGATCTAGCCCGGTCGGGAGTGATGCCGGAAATCTGGGCAAGCTTTTCGGGGGATTCTTCCAGGACCTGGAAGATGGTGTCGCCGAAAGTGTCGGTGAGGCGCTTGGACAATACCGGGCCGATCCACATGAAATGCCTGTCGAGGTATTCCTGGATGCCGGCAACATCCCTGGGAATATCAACCTCGACAATCTGGACCTGGAATTGCATGCCGTATTTCGGATGCTGTTTCCAGTCGCCGGAGCACACCACGCAGTCACCCACTTCAATGCTTTCGGAGATGTTCCCGACAATGGAAACGTATGGAGCACCCTCCGGGTGGAGGCTCCCGAACCTCCACCCACCGTTGTACGGGCGGGAAAGCTGCACAATCTTTCCTCGGATTGTTTCCATGTTAGTCCTTATCCCTTCATCCAGCCAGGTTCTTCGGGTGCAGACGTCCCAGCGGATTGTGGTCCGCCGCCTTCACCATTTCCACCATTCCCGCCGTTCGCGCCGTCCACTCCACCGGCCTGCAATTCTTCTTCGGCGTCGAAGGTGCGTTTGATGTCGGCGTTCTTGAGCTCGGCGACCATGGGGATGAGCTGCTCTTCGAGCTCCCTGGCAATCGGCTTCGGAGAAACAAACTTCAAGACGAAGTAACGGCCGCGGTCCCCTTTCTGCTCCTCGGTGGTAATCTCCGTCTCGAATTGCCACAGGGGACAGCGACGCAGGGCAATGGCGGAGAGATACCGGCGTACAGGCGCAATGGATGTTCCGGCAACACTCAGCCAGAACGGCAGGAATTCGTCCTTCTGAATGCACAGGAGGTTCCACGTTTCTCCGCAGGTAGGCTTCTCGCTTCCGTTCCACCCGGCATTCGGGCATACCGGCTTGAGCATGGTCTTTTTCAGAGTGTTCGTTACCTGCCTCACACACTCAGGAGAGGGTGGGTTCTCGATGGACGAATCCGGGTGGAAGAAATCCGAAGACCGGCAGACCGGCTTTTCGTTGCCTGGGTTCTCGTGATCCCACATAACGCGCCCCTGCATGGCCTTGACGACCACCACGTCCATTTGGGAAAATTCATCGCCGGTGAGATTGACCCGAAGCTTTCCCTGGGTCCCTTCCTTCGAGGTGGGCTGAACAATCTTCATCCGTGGGATCACAAAGGCGCTCGGGTCGATGGTTTCAAACCCGGTGTATCCCCGAAGTTCCTCGGGGATTTGCACGTCCATCGAATGACGGAGCGCCGGAAGTTTCGAGGGACGTTCTGGCGAAAACTCGTCCTGAATCTGTGGTTCATTGACGGGAGCCGTTACTGCCGTTGTTGCCGCACGTGCTGCCATGTTATTCTCCTTCGGTTTCGTTGCGTGTTTCTGGTTCCGTTGGCGCCAGGATCCAGGGAGCGACCCGCTCGAACAGCATAGAGATCTTCAGCACATCATCCTGGCAATATTCCAGGATTCTCTGATATTCCCCTTCCTTGAAGAGCGGATATACATCGGCTCCAGACATCCCGTTGTACTTGGCGCCAATCCCGAATCGCTTGAGATACCAATCCATCGATTTGTATTCGATCTTCCCGGAGAACAGGTTCCGGTTTCCCAAGACTTCCATCAGATCGACGTGGTACTTGGTTTCGTACCTCCGGGTCAGGGCCTCATAGAGCGCGGGCGGTACGGAAACATCCTGCAGCATGGCGCGCCGCCGAAGAACTGGCAGGTCGAATGATTTGCTGTTAAAGCCGACAATGGGGATTCGCGCCTTGTAACAATCGCGGAACCAGGACCAGGCCGACACCAGGAGGTTATGTTCAGCCTCTTCGTTCGGGGCGAAGATGTTGCGCTTCCATTCCTTTCGGTCGCCGTTGCTCAGATGACCTACAAAGCAGCACACCATGCACAGATCGGGATCGAGACTCATGGTCTTGTCAAGGGTGGCCGCGAACTTGGCGCGTTCCTCGTCCATTTTTTCCTGGATCTTGAAGCGGTCCTTAAGATTTCCAAGCTTCACCGCTCCCTCATCGAACTTGGGTTGCAACTCATCGGGCAGGTCGGATAACGGGACAGTCTCGGTATCGAATGTTCCCCAGGTGCTCATGCCAGACCTCCTTCCTCGACCGGCACGCCATCCACGGCGACCAGCGAGCCTTCATAGATGTGGAAACCATCGGCCTCCGGTTCCTCGGAAACCTTGGTGCACCAAATCTGCAATCCTTTCTCCTTGGCGAAATTGAGCAGTGCTTCCTGGCCTGACTTGTCGAGCTCGGCAAAACCGATATCCACGGTAAGGATTCCAATGCTCGGATTCTCAGCCGCGCAGATCCCGCAGGAGACTTCGATCTGTTCCCGCGTCGAGGCCTGGCTCAGAGGAATGCCGTTGTAGGTGACTTCGCCGTTTTCAAAGCCCAGACCGGCTACCGGCAACCCGGCCGTCTGAATCAGTTCGGTCTTGTAGACCTTCAGGTTGGTGAGGCACTCCGACAGGAATTGTGAGTATTCCGAAGTTTCGGAATGAGTGGTGAGGGCTTCGGTGTGCTGCTTTACCAGGTTGGCGATGCGGTTGGTTTCGTCGGCGGCGGCAATCCGCGCATCGATGTCGGTGAAGTCGGGGTCAACGAGCTGTTCGATAGCCAGACGGCATCCCGCTAACTCTCCATCAAGCTCCTGGTGCTGCATCACGATGACCTGACGATTGTCCCTCAGTTTGACAAGCTGGTTCTTAAGCTCCGCGATTTTGGCATCGATGGTTTCGATGTTGCGTTCAAGGGTTTCAAGTTTAGCGGTATCACGGGCGAGCGCTTCCCGCTGCTTGTCGTTCGCGGCTTTCTTCGTTTCCAATGTCTGGCGCTCCGCAAAGAGCTCCTTGACACTGACCGGCTGAGTTTGGTCCTGTCCGGCCGGGATCTGAGCGGAGATGGATTTCAGTGCCCCCTCGAGGTCCTTGACCTTGCGGTTGGCTTCGGTGCGTTTCTCGAAGAGGTGCTTGTAGGCCTGATCGAGCACGGTGACCGGGTTGTGCTCGAAATCAATTCCCTTGGCCGGAAGCCCGGTGATCTCTGAAAATTTCTCGGGATCTACCTGGATCGAAACCATATCCTGGAGGGCCTTGACCTGCTCGTCTGGGCGCAGGCGCATGAACTCAAGGGGATTGCGAGCGCGGTTCCCGAGCTTGCCCGACAGGAATTCCTGGGGTTTGCTGGCCTTGAATCCTTCCTTGTTCTGGACCTGAAGGTATTCACCATTCGAGGTGATTTTGCGTGTTACCGTAAATTCCCCGAGGTCAAGGAAGACCTCCCCGTTTTCCTCGCCCTCCCGGATCGGCTTTGAGGGGATGCAGGACTTCCCCCCCAACCCCATCCAGATTGCATCCAGGATGCTGCTCTTTCCCTGCCGATTCCTCCCGGTGAGTTTGACTATGGACTTCTCGCCGGGTTTGATAGTGACCGCTTTAAGGGCCTTTACGGCCCTAGCCTGAAATTCAATGATGCGGAGGGTGTTGTTTTTTTTCATGCCGGGATCTCCAGAGGCTGAGTTTGAACAGATGCCCTCATTTGGGGCTGCCAGGTCATTACAACCCGGCTGTTGCGTACCTCCATCTTCCGGCCGCATTTGACACAGTAGAAATGCTGATTGTCTTGCTCTGATAAGACCACGGCGTCAGTTCCATGGCGGGAACAGGCCGGGTGCCAGGCGTGCACTACCGGCTCACCCATGCGGATGCTGCCGCTGGCACGGTAGATGGTGAGACACTTCAGGCAGACATAGTGGCCGGTGTACCACCAATTGTGGTTATCATCGGTCGCTTCCCAATCGGTTTTGATGTGCGTTGAACCGCACACAGGGCAAATGTGACGCATGGTCCCTCCTGTACGGATACCCGTACATAATGTTGAGTAAATTTAGTAAACATCCTCCTTCCGGCCTCCCTGGGCGTGATCCCTGCCTGCTGAGCCGGGCGGGGCAACCTGAAACTGAGAGGGTTGAATTGTGCGGTGCCTTGGGTTATCCGCCCCTGACGCTTTCGTGCCGATGCCGGAGCGCCGGTAGTGGTCGCGAGGAGGGGCAGAAACTGTTGTCGGAGAGCTTTAGGCCAACAGCAGGATCACGGTTTGTGTCCCATCAGGAGCTGTCGCCCCGGTCGGGCCGGTTCCCGCTGTTGGTGAGATAGAGCCTAGATCATTATGTTCTGCATGTCAAGATCAAAATGATCTAGTGTCGGCAAACAAATCCAAGGGGAGCGGAATGGTGTGAGATGGGGGAGGTACTGCGATAAAAGATGGCTTGGAGATCTTAGGTTTTGGAGCGAACTATTTCTTCATATTGTTCCCGAGAAAGCGGGTACTGGGGTTCTCAGTATTTTCGACGGGATTCTTTTGAGGTTCTGCATGGACTTCCGGCTTGCTCTCGTTTGTGGCTTGATCCACAATGAAAGTGGTCATTGGAGGACTGGTAGGAGGCACGTTTGCAGGCGTAGCGAGCAAGATCGACGTATTCCTTGACTTTCTCCATGCCGATATAGTGCCGGTCTTCTTTGATGGCGGCTACGGCGGTGGTTCCGCTTCCCATGAAGCAGTCAATAATGAGATCTTCCGGATTGGTGAAGAGCCTTATCAATCTCCTTGGCAATTCAAGCGGGAACTTAGCCTCATGGTCGTCGTTTGCCCTCACGGACGGAATGTTCCAAACAGCCCTTGAACCCCAGTTTTTCCACTCCTCCCGTGTTAAACGGAATCGGTCAACCGTTGTGATTCCGGGCTTCCAGAAGATGTAGATGTACTCAAATTCGTCTACTGCCCGATACGAAATTGTGTGCCAGCGGGAGTTCTCCCATGCTGCGTCTTTCACCCACACCCGACGATCATAAAGATAAAGACCGGCCTTGCTTGCCATTTCCTCAATCTCTCCACCTGCCAGTTTTACTCTCGTCTGTGCTTGGTATTTGCCGCCTCGAATATTGTTGCCATTGAGCCGACGATCTATTGTCTGTTCGCTACACTTCAGGAGTTCCGCGAGTTGATCCCGGTTGTAGGCGGGGTACTGTTTCTTGGCCTCCAGTATATGTTCCTTAGTGATTGCCACTTTCCGGCGGCTCACGTTCTCGGCCATGATTCGGGGCATTGAGCTATCTTGGAAGCAGAGAATGTCGGCAATGTTGATGGCCAAGAATGCGCCCGGTTTGAGTATGGGATAGTGAAGTGCGACCACGTCCGACAACAGGGTTTGCCAATCCGCATACGACATATCCTTTTCGTACTTCTTGCCCACGTAATAAGGGGGCGACCAGACACTCAAGGAGACGGAGTCGGGTTTAACCTGTTTGAGGAGATCACGAGCGTCACCGCAGTAAATCGTATCGACTGCAAGGTACTCTGTCGCAGGTCTAATCATTCCAGGTTCCCTTGCATCCTGTGGAGTCATCATATGCGATTCTCTGGACACGCCATGCGCATTTGTCACGCAGACGGGAGAAACTCAATCGAACCCGAAAATCCTCGCCCCGACTTGGGGCGTTTCTTCCTGCAAGCCAGATTGTCTCTGTGGCGTTCGGATTGTACTTGTCTTGAAGCAGACCGTTTGGGATCGCCGCGAGGGTGACTTCCTGGAGATGGTGGGCGTCCTTAATATCGGCGTACATGAAGTGCAGCAAGACGGTAGTTGTGAGGTAGTGTCTTCCGGCGTATTCTGAAATCTTGGGCAGTGATCCTGCCTCTTTAACTTCCTGCCCGCCCCGCTGCTGCCGAATCAGCATCGACGACTGCGACATCTGGATCGTTGCGGTAGCGTTTGACTTCTCCGCCTTTGAATCCACAAAAAGTGCCTGGCGAATCGTCTGATCGGGCAGGATGATGTATCGAGCCTTCTTGTAGTCCACCGTTCCGAATATCCGCTGCGGAACGTTGTGACCGGGCAATCTGTCGAGGAGTTCGCGTGTGATGTCTTCTGCGATGTCTTTTACGTCGTCTGGTGACTTCAAGAATATCTCGTGAGCCTCCATGCCGAAATCACGGGTAGCTTGAAACACCCATCGGAGGGTCAGTTTCTCAACGGCCTCAATCTCTTCTGCCAACAGTGCTGACAAGTCTTCACGTGTTGTCATGGCGTCTCATGGTAGCACTGTCTTCTCGCAATGAGAATCCACTTTTTCGATCCGTCTCTCCGGCCCAACAGTCGTTGTGGTAAAGATTGGGCACAGGAGAGATGTTCCTGAACTTACCTCTTCGCCCACCACCAGGCGACCTTTCCCACAATGCCGGCATCGATCTCTGGGCCTTCGAGGGTGACAATGTGATCCAGCTCCTCAGTATTTTCCGGGATTCCCACCAATACCTTTCTTGAAGCATCATACTTCAACCATTTGATGGTCACCCCGCCGTCCACCCGGAAAGCCACCATCTTGCCGTCAAGCTCCCGCGGATCGCGCTGGGCATGGTCAATGGCCACAATGTCGCCGTCGCTCAGAATCGGCCACATGCTCCGGCCGCTGACATGCACGCAACTGTAATTCTCGGGAGCATTCGGCATCCAGCTTTTTTCGGCGAAAATCAGCGCCCATCCGTCCGTTTCCGATTCCTCAACATCCAATGGCGACCCGGCTGCAACCCGGCCTTTGAGGATCCTCACCGCGTGATACCGTTCCCTGGAGATAGGATGGGCCTCATGATAGGAGCGAAGCTTGTCCGATATCGTAACGGTGAGCTTCGGCGGCGTGCTGAAAACTCTTGCAGAAGTCTCCGGTTTCCCCAGATCCAAAATCTTTTTCCCCTCCAGGAGCATCTGCAGATGAGTCAAACCGTAAAGTGCCGCGAGTTTTTCCGCTGATTCCGTGCTGAGATTGCGCTTACGCAACACTATGTTTTGAATATGTTTTAAGGAGAAATTTAATCTTTTAGCAAAATAGTCAAGCCGATCCCGCCTTCTGTCATCCTGGTCCACTGGTGGCAATTTGGAATCCAGAAATGCAAACGTCAATTCATCGATTTGGCATCTCTTCTTCTTTTCCATGATCGACTTATGAACAATTTGTTCTTTTTTGTCTACTAGATCATAATGATCTTGACAATGGAATCATTGTGATCCACAATCTTTCCGCGAAAGGAAACGACCATGACGAACCGCGAACTCAAAAAGCATCAGCTCGGGATCAGCCACCGGCATCTCGATCATATTCTTTGCCGGAAGAGACGCCCTTCGGCCGATCTGGCGATAATCCTCGAACAGATTACCGGCATCGACCGCCGAGCGTGGTTGTGGCCGGATGAGTTCCCGAATCCGATGATCAAGACGAACGGCAACGATAAGGTTTCTCGCGCAGCGTGCCCCGTGAATCCCGGCACGAGGGCCACACATGATCCGGCCGGGAACCATGCTCCCTCCACCGCCGCGGACGTACAGGATGTGACTGACGGCCAGTAGCAGTCGACCACGGGGCAAAGACACTCCCTCGTTGTGAGCGCCTCACGGTCGCAACTTGCGAAGCGCGGCGGGAGATTGATCCAGCCCCGCCCGGACTTCGACTATCCGGGTGGGGTTTCCTCTCCACTGACAAGGAAAGGAATCTGCTTGATGACCTTTTCCGATCTCCCGAAATCGACCGAGACAACCTCCATCAGCATTCCAACCTGGCTGATCGAGCTCGTTGACGAATACGCCGTCAAGTCCGATCTCACCCGGTCTGCTTTCATTGCCCGCTCCATCCGCAAATATCTCCTGCTCAAATACGACAGCCCAAAGTTATGGACCATCCTGTATCAGAAGCACGTGGAGGCGTCTTGTGAAGAACTGTAATCCGGCCACAAAGAACAACAGTATCAGCGAGAATCACATCATCGTAACGCTCACCATCAACGGCATCCCCTATACGGCCATGTCCGAATTCAACGAAACCAGCCTCAAGGCCCAGGGTCCCATGTCGCTAGAATCCGGCCTCATGTCGCTGGTGCGCGGGCTCTCCCAAAACCTTTACCAGAATTGGATGGATGAATCCTGATGGTGACCGTGCTCTTTTACTTGGGCGTCGCGGCGATTCTGATTCTGGTTGCTCGCAACCTCTACCTCGAATGGCGCAGAGAGGAGTGGGACGATGATCTTGAATTCTAACCACCTTGGAGAAGCAAGATGAAACCCATCAAGATGCTGAACATGACATCGATGATCGAAGCCATGGCTAGAATGAAGCCCATGGCCATGGAAAAAGACGCCTCTGAAGAAACTTCGCCACACCTGCCAGGCGAAAAAGATAATTCCAAGAAAGCTCGACAGCATCGTTGTCATCGGAAAGTGCGGGCTCGAATCGCGGCTGCCAGTCGGCGCCATAATCGCAATGGATGATGAGTATCTGACATGCCCCAGCCAGACTTCGACCGACATATTGATTACGCAGCCTATTATGGCCAATACGTTCAAAAGGCCAAGCTGAACGGAGATCAGTTGACCGGTCTATGTCCGCTCCATCCCGAGAAACGCCCGTCCTTCTCGGTCAACATTAAGACAGGTCAATGGATCTGCCGGTCGGGTTGCGGCTCGGGGAACGTGATCGACTTCCACGCCCGGCTCCACAACATGACCAGCAAGGACGCCGTTGAAGACCTCAAGAAAAAGTACCTGCCTCAGAATTCATCGTCGTCGTCGCCTCAATCCACCACCAAGAAACCTTCTCTGAGCATCAAAACCCTCGAGGAGCTCTCCCCTCTGCCGGAATCCGCCCTCGAATACCTGACAACCAAACGCGGCTGGTCCAAGGAGATCATCGAGAAGCACGGGATCAAGTACCACGACAAGGGCAGACGTAAAGCCATTGCCCTCCCGGTCTTCGAAAATGGGGAGCTCGTCAATATCCGGACCTATGCGCCGGAGACCCAAAACAAGATCATGTCATGGGGAAAGGGCCTCGGAGAAGCGCGACTCTATCCTGAGGAGGTGATCGAGCAGGCCAGGACGGCCGGGAAGCCGGTGATTCTTTGCGAGGGGGAGCCCGACACTCTCTGCGGGCTGTCGCACGGTCTGTATTGCGTGACTCAGACCGCGGGCGCGGAAACCTGGAAGGATCATTTCAACGCCAAATTCAAGGGCCTCGAAGTCCTCATCTGCTACGACAATGACGATGCCGGGCGCAAAGGCGCCGAACGGGTAGCTCAGCATTTGCCCCACTTCGCCAAATCCGTTTCCGCAATTCAGTGGCCGGAATGGATGGAAGACCGAGAGGACCTTACCGACTGGTTCGTGAAATACGGCAAATCGGCCGAGGAGCTGCTGCTACTACCGCGATCCGAGATGCGGCCGCAGACCCGGGAACAACACGGCGGGGTCGATCAGCGCCTGGAAGAGCTGAACCGGCAATTCAGCGTTGTGATGCTCGGGGGCAAATGCCTCATCATGAAGCAGATCCGGGACCCTATATTCGGTCGCAAGGATGTAATTTTCAGCAGCTTTGGCGATTTCAGAAACTTCTTCTCCAATGAAAAATACTGGCTGGAAAACGGGAACGGAAAGGCCAAGAAACAGACGATCTCCGACATCTGGCTGAATCAGCCGACCCGATCTCAATATCAGGGCATCGTTTTCAGTCCAAACCAAGATGTGACCGAAATGGCCTATTACAATATGTGGCAGGGATTAGCGGTTGAACCCCGGAAAGGAGATTGCGGCCGGCTGCTAGAACATATTTTCGAGAACATCGCCCAGCGCGACAGTGCAATCTATCAATACGTCATGTCCTGGATGGCCGAAATAGTCCAACGACCAGGAGGCAAGCGGCCCGGAGTGGCCCTCGTGCTCAGAGGGAAACAGGGCGTCGGCAAGGGTTGCCTTGCTGAATATTTCGGCAAAATCCTCGGAAACCATTTCCTGCACGTCACCCAGGCCAATCAGATCACCGGGAAATTCAACAACCACCTGAAAGATGCACTCCTTGTTTTTGCCGACGAGGCCTTCTGGGCCGGGGACAAGAACTCGGAAGGAGTCTTGAAAGGCATGATCACCGAGGACCTCATCATGATTGAGCCCAAAGGGAAAGACCCCTTCCCGGTCAGAAACCATGTGCGCTTGATGGTGGCTTCGAACAATGACTGGCTGGTTCCGGCCGGTCCCCAGGAACGGAGATTCTGCGTGCTCGAGGTGAGTGACCGGCATCAGCAGGATCACCAGTATTTCGGGAAAATCTTCAAGGAAATGGCGAACGGCGGAAGAGAGGCCCTGCTCTATACCCTCCTCGAAGCCAACTTGGAGGGTTTCGACTTCTACAATTTCCCAAAAACCGAAGCCCTGTTTGATCAGAAGCTGTCGTCCATGTCGAGTGTCGGAAAGTTCTGGTTCGAATGCCTGCGGCGCGGAGGGATGCGCCTGCCGGAGCAGCACGATACTCGAAGCGATACCTATGCAAGAGGGCTGATCTGGGAAGAAAGAATATCGACTCAGGAGTTGTACCGGATCTATCTGAATGAATGTCGAGACCGCAATGATCGGCATCCATTCACGGACATCGCATTCGTCAAAAAGCTGAAGGAATTATGTCCAAGCATCAGAAGGAAGCGCGCCTCCGGGATCAATGGAGCACGTTTGTGGGAATATCAGATTGGAGCACTGGAGGAATGCCGGAAAGCATTCGAGGAGACCATGAAAACCAAGGTTAAGTGGGAGGAAGATGATTAGAAAATGACAACTGTCCCAGTTGAACTGGGACGAGCAAGCCTAACTGGGACGCCGCAACTAGCCGATAACGCTAGAGATGTCCCAGTTGTCCCAGTTGTCCCAGTTTTTTTTGAAATCCCCTGGGGGAAATTTTTGTTACCGGATGAAGCCATTATTTCCATGAAATATTTTTTTTCTACAATCTTTTTACTTTTTACTAGGACAACTAGGACAACTAGGACAAGAGTAATAATAATAAATAGATAGCTCGTCCCAGTTGCGTCCCAGTTGTCCCAGTTAGACAGGGAAATTACATGCAAACCAGCAAACCTTTCCAGGAACCAACCATTTCAGATCTGGTTGCTTCGGCTCCAGCTATCGAGATCCATCCGCCTGGCGTGGACCATGGCAATAACATCCCTCAGTCTCCGCCCGCACTCCAACCCATCTTCGATGCTCACGACCTGGTGGCAGACTTATACGAACGGATACCCGCCGCCAACAAATGGAAACGCCTGGCCATGAGAAAAGCCCTCCTCAACCCAAAGGTCAGGAAAGCCGAGGAGGCCGTCTCGCAGCAATGCCGGATCGCCCTCGATGCTCAGCGGCCAACCCGGGAACGTGAGCTGGCGGCCCGCAGAATCGCTGAAGGAATGCAATACTGGCAGCAACTCATACTCGGAAGGAGCTGAGGGAATCCGTGAACCGTGTTTATGTAAAATGTTTCGGCTGTGGTAAAAAAGTGGAAAAATATCCGAGTCAAATCAAAAAGGCTCCACAAGGTAAATTGTTCTGTTCTATTGAATGCTACCGAAAGAATAGGAAGTCTGAAGCAAATCCCAACTGGAGAGGCAAAACAGAGAACAGAATATGCAAAATGTGTGGATCTGATTTTTTGCATATTCCCAGGGTGGGTAGAGAAAATAGAGGTCAATATTGTTCTGTTGAATGCAAAAACCGCAGCATTAAGGGAATGGGTAAAATTCAAAGCATGTCAGATTTAGATGCTCGGAAATTATTCGATCAATACTGCAATGGATCACTGTCGTTAGATGCTTTTGCATTTCAAAAAGAAATCAGTCCTTCGGCCCTTAGAAAATTATTCAAAACAAGATGGCCTGATGAATTATCTCATATGATTGATAAACACAGAGCTGCTATCAACATCACTTACCGTCGTGGACGACAATTCGAATATGCCACAATGAGAGATCTGGAAAAGAAGGGTTATTGGTGTTTAAGATCTCCAGCATCAAAGGGTGTGGCCGATGTTGTAGCTATAAAGACCGGAGAAATACTTCTTGTCCAATGTAAATCCGGGAATGGTAAATTGCCCAAAAATGAAAGAATGGGTCTCGTGGATGAAGCGTTGTCAATAGGAGCAATTCCATTGCTAGCATGTAGACCAAAAAGAGGGGAAATTAAATATATGAAATGCAGTATTAGGTATCAAGACATGGAGGAATGGAATGCAAATACTTGCAATTGATGCCTCAAGCAAAACCGGGTGGTGCCTGCTGGATGAAGCCGGAAAGATCATTGAATCGGGCGTGCAAAGCTTCGAGAAGCGCCGAGGAGAATCAAACGGCCTGGTTTTCCTCAGGTTCAGGAACTGGCTCGGGAAGCTTATCGAATTCCGGCCGGGCGGGGCTCAACTCCTGGTGTATGAGCGTGCTCACATGCGCGGAGGGGCGGCAACAGAGCTCTGTGTCGGCCTGCAAACCCGCGTGCAAGAGCTGGCAGCGGAAAAAATGATCGAGTCCCTGCCGGTCCCCAGTACCACCCTGAAGAAGTGGGCAACGGGCAGCGGGCACGCCAACAAGGTGGCCATGATCCTGGCCGCGAAGAAGTATCTTGGCCGCAATCCCGAGGACGACAACGAGGCTGATGCCGTGCTCCTGGCTCGGTATGCCTTTGATCAGTATGGAAATGGAGGAAGCCTGTAATGTACGACCGACTAACCCAGTGGGACCAATTCGATCAACAGTTGCGCCGTCACATCCTCAGATACACCCTGGCGCAATACGGCAACCCAGAAGGGAATGAGCAGGTTGATTCGTTCACGGTGGAGGATTGTTGGCGGGAGATCCAGCGGTACTACAATCGCAGACGTTCCAGTGTGCGCGGCCCAGTGGAGCAGCTCAGGGACCTCCTCAAAGTGGCCCACTATGCGCAATTCGCCTACGACAAACTGCGGGCCGAGCTCGGTGAAAATAACGTGTACCAGGATGGTGAGCGCGGCCCGAGACCGTTCGAACCCGGATTGGATTGAATTGCGCACGCAGATGGGACAAGTCAAGGCACGTACAATCTCCCTGCTCTATCGGTGGGTCCGGCGCCGGGAAGCTCGCATGTCTCCGCGTGGAGCATGGCCCGATACCGATTATCTGTTTGTTCAACAAGGGATCGCATGCTGCAAAATTCCGGTGCAGCTCAGCCTGATTCGTTCAACATCTCCGCCCCGGGAACCGGATGAAGTCGATATCTTTGGTGAAGCATTCTGGTCATTGGAGGATTGGAAATGCGGCATACTCTGGGTCTGGGCAACGACCGAGGCGACGCAGACGGGATTGGATTCGTGGATACGCTTTCAGCGCTCAATCAAGCTCTCAGAAGCGAAGTTGAACAGTATTCTCCTCGACCTGCAGGACGCCGCCCACGCACGAGGGATTGCGTGATGAAGATCACCCAGAAAACGAAGGAACACGCAGCAAAGGGACAATCAAGAGACAAGGATACATACTGTTCCTCTGTGGACGCAATTGCCGACTATGTTGGGCAACGGCTCGGCTGTTCCATTACGACAAGGACCATCTTCCGATGGATGAAAAGCAGAAATTTTCCCTATCGGAAGGTGGGCGGTTCCACGGTTGCCAGTCAACACGAAATCGATCAGTGGATAGATGGTGCGTAGCGAAATGGCGAAATATCGTTAATGTCATGAAGTGTCGTTAATTGTCTCTTGTTTTCAGATTTTGTCTTTAGCAAAATCACAATACCCACGTAGGGCGCGAAGAAATTCTGAGCATAGCAAAAGCTTCGATTCTGATGGATCGGGGCTTTTTGTTTTTGAGGGGATGCAGAATGCTGCCAGGAGTGGGTTTTGCTGTCTGAGAAGACGAAATCAAAGACCATGCCAAGATTGCCGAAATTGACGGCCGAGCAGGTTTTCTCGGAAATGTGTCAAAAAACCTGGGAAAAATAAAATTTTTGCGGGGACAGATGGCGCAAACAGATAGGAGATGATGAATTGCAAATCCATTGGGAGGTGGTGATCAGCGTCCTCGTTACCCTGGTGCTGGCTGTCCAAACAGCCCTTTGGCGCCGTCTCGATAAGATGGACAAGCGAATTGATGGTAAGCTGGATAAAATTGAGTGCGAAAAGCAGATCATCAATTGCGAAAAACTGTGGTGCTCGAGGGTACAGAAAGATTTGAATGTGCTCCATGCCAGAATCAGGGAGATGAAAGAAGAGTCTACTGTAGCGAGGAATGAACTCCGGGAGTACATCAAGGATATGCATGAAGGGTTGGTCGAGAACATAGAACAACTGTGGCACGTCCATCGTAATCATTCACACACGAACCTGCCTGCGGACACTCGGGTTGTCGTTTCGAGGTTGGAGTAAAGAAGAAACGGGAGAGCAGGATGCTCAGCAAGAATGTGTCCCGAGAAGAACGGAATACTATCGAAGCAATCCATGCCAAGCGCATGCTCATTGCCAGGCTGGGAGGATCTGCCTTTGCTGCCGAGATCGTGAGATCCGTTGAGGTTGAGGAACGGGTTGTCAGGGGAATAGCCCCCGGCCCTCTTCGGCTTAGCCTGATTGAGATAGCGAAATGGTGCGTGGGCGGCCGGCGATTCAGGATAGGGTGAGAGGAATGGCGAGAAAGTCTTTTGATGATAGCCGGGTCGTGGAAGCAATCGATACAAAACGACGCCTTGAGAATTCGCTGCATAACGGCGAAGTGCGCGCATTGCGCATTGCTTGCGGGATTGAGAAGCCAACTAAGGCTTACACCATTACCTGGGCGCGGGAAGAATGCCGGCGCGCATGTCGGGAGTTGGCCGAGATCCACTATCTGATGAAAATTGCCAAACGGGCAGTCGAGGAACCGGAGCTCGATGACCTGGATGTGAAGGCAATGGCCTATGTTGTCGAGAAGCCCAAACAGAAGACCGAGGTCGGTTTGACTGGTAACATGGATATTGGCGGTCAGATGTCCGACGAGGAGCGAGCGGCCCTCAAAGAGGTCTCGGCCATGATGGCCAGGCGAGAGATTGAGCGGCAGGGGACTGTGGTCGCGGGCGGGAATGATGAAAGCTGATCTGGATCCGAACAAGCTCCGCCAAGCCGATGCGTGGTATTGGGCCTACTACTCTCAGATCCAGCTCCATGGACAGGCATTCAAGCTGCAAGGTCATGAGTATCAGGTTGCCGTGCTCCAAGAAGAGGCTCAACGTCAATGTGCCAAGAAGGGCGCCCAGATGTGCTTTACCGAGACCTGTGTTGTGCGGACGCTGCATGGCATGATCTACAATCGGTATCCTCAAGGAGCGCTCTACCTGTTTCCGACTCAGGATGATGTGACCGATTTTTCGAAGGGCCGATTTGCGCCGCTGATTGCAGACAATCCCGAGACGGTTGGCCGGCATGTGGCCGATACCGATGCCGCGAATATCAAGCGTGTCGGCAAGGCAATGCTGTATCTGCGTGGCGCCAGGGCGACGAAGAAGATTGAAGGGACCAAGCGCACATCGAGCAAACTGAAGTCTGTACCGGTTGACCTGATCGTCTACGATGAGATGGACGAGATGGCACCCGACATGATCGAGCTGGCGCGGGAGCGTGTCAGTCATAGTGAGTTGCAGCACGAGTTCTTTTTGAGCACACCGAGCATTCCGGATTTCGGCATTGATCGGCTCTATAGTGCCAGCGACCAGCGAGTATGGATGATTCGCTGCAAGGCCTGCGGGACTGATACGTGTTTGGAGTTGGAGTTTCCTGAGTGTCTGCTCGAGACGGCGACCGGGAAAGTCATCAGGGCCTGCAAGAAATGTAAGCAGGAGATCTTTCCGCGTGACGGCCGCTGGGTTGCGCAGTATCCCGACCGCGCAAGAGACATGGTGGGCTGGTGGATCAGCCAGCTCAATTCCATGTATGTTGATCCCGGGACGATTCTCGGTCTCTATAAAGACCCGCCCAATGGTGACTTGAGCGAGGTCTACAATAGCAAGCTTGGCATGGCGTACATCGCGGCCGAGAACAGGCTGACTGTCAACGATGTTTACCGTTGCTGTTCTCAGGATGCCATGCTGACCAGTCATCCAGGGCCCTGTGCAATGGGCGTGGATGTGGGGAAGCAGCTCCATGTCGTGATCGGGTTCCGGCCGAATGACAGGATGTGCAAGATTGCATGGGTTGGGCGTGTCTCGGAATTCAGTGATCTGCATGACCTGGCGCAAAGATTCCATGTCGCTGATACCGTGATCGATGCGCTCCCCGAGACACGTAAATGCCGGGAGTTCCAGGCGGCCGAGCAACATGCGGTCCATCTGTGCGAGTATAAGGAGCATCAGAAGGTTGGTCCAACGTGGACTACTGACGGCATTTGCGCGGTCAATCGTACCGAGATCTGCGATACGACTCATACGTTGGTCGTTGAGCCCGGCATGTTGGCGATCCCGAGGCGGAACCCGGAAATCGAGGAATACGCTTTGGAGATGTCCAACATTGCCAAGGTCCTGGAGGAAGATCCCGAGACGGGGCTGAAGGTCTATCGGTATCGCAAGTTGGGGGCTGACCACTATCGCCATGCCACCAACTATTTTGCTTTGGCGGCAACACGAATCGGCACCTATTGCCCGCGCACGGGTGAGAGGAATCGCCCTTCGCGCAGACGGGATGGAAGGGTGGTGTGATGATGGCAGTCGAGAGATATTCGATTCAGTATTGCGTGCCCGAGCTGCAACCAGCGCACGAGCCTGAGACCGAGGAATTCCCGAGCGTCTCTTACTTTGTGGGGCGGCTGGTCGAACTCCTGGATAATCCGACCGTCGAGGTAAGAGAGTTCCACATGGGCAGGCGGAAGGCAACGCTTTCCTGGGGAGGGAGTGTCGAGCTTCCATAACCGGTAATGTCGCCCTCTGCTTGGGGGGCGTGGATTGAAACAGATACGTCTGGGGCCTGGAAAGTCCATTGTAGGGCATTTCAGGCCCTATTTTTTTGGGGAGATCGAGTCAAATGGGTGATCTGAAGCGCTGGTATCAGTATGTCGATAAGCAGCCGGCCATGTGTGTGGCGCCGAAGGTAGACCGGACTCTTGATCGTGGCGTCTTCGTGATCAAGCTCAACCAGGCCTATATGCTGACCGACCCGGTTGTGGTGCGTGAGTTTGCGGCAATCATGGCTGACAGGTTTCAACTCGGGTTGCTCACGGTGCAGAGGTTTTCCGAGATCCGGTCTTTCCTGGAGGACGGCATTGATGAGCTTCTGGCCATGAAGCCCCATGATGCGGTTTATGACGATGCTCCCAAGGTGGTGGGTGAAGGAGAGCTCTTCATCGACGGCCAGCGCATTTCCTTTGATGTGACCGACAGAGGGTTGGTGAACTGATATGGCTCCAATCGAAAACTACCGCACCAACAGGGCGCATGATCCGATACCGCAAGGCGAGACTCCTGCGGCCGAACCGACGCAGAACCCGCTTGATTCTCCCGAGTCTCAGAAGCGCCTGCGAAAGATTGAGGATTGGTGGTATCAGGCGCGGCAGGCCCAGGCCCTCAGCCGTTACGAGATGGCGCTCGATCAGGATTTCTATGACGGTCTGCAATGGCGAGACGAGGATAAGCTCGCGCTCCTGGAGCGTGGGCAGCTTCCACTTGTTTTCAATCGGATCAAGTCCTCTCTCGACTGGATCATCGGGACTGAAAAGCGCACCCGGGTCGATAGCAAGGTATTCCCGCGGGGCGAAGAAGACGTTCCGTTGGCCGAGGTCAAGACCGAGACGCTGAAGTATGTCAGCGATGTCAATAAGGCAGGGTTCCATCGGTCTGCGGCTTTTCGGGATGCTGTTATTGTCGGGGTCGGGTGGATGGAGGATGCAATCCGGAACGACCCCACCGATGAGCCTCTCTACAGCCGTTACGAGTCTTGGAAAAACATCTGGTACGATCACCTTTCACTCGAGCGGGACCTGTCGGATGCGCGGTACATCTTCCGTTCGAAGTGGATGGATCTCGACTTGGCGACTGCCATGTTCCCCGAACGAGCGGCGCAACTTTCGGCGGCAGCATGGACTCACGATCTTTGGGGCAACGACGACGATGAATTTTATTGGCTTAACAATCGATTGTCGGCGGACGGCCGGATTATCACGAGGCAAAGCTATTTCGATGATGCCTTCAATTCGGACAACCGGCGCGAGCGGGTGAGGTTGGTCGAGTGCTGGTATCGGGAGCCCGCCAACGTGCAGGTCATGCGCGGCTTTCCCAGGTTCGAGGGGATGATCTTCGATCAACAGGATATCGTCCAGTTGGCGGTGATCGAGCAGGGTTTCGCCTCGGTCTATGATGCCCTCAAGATGGTTGTGCGATGCGCCATGTTCATTGGAGGGACCCTTACCGACCATGGGTGCCTTCTGCAGGATATGGCGTCTCCCTATCGACACAACCGGTTTCCGTTCACTCCGATTTGGTGTTACCGGCGTGGCCGTGACAATACGCCTTATGGGGTTGTGCGTAATCTCAGAGATCCCCAGGAAGATCTTAACAAGCGGCGCAGCAAGGCACTCTTCATCCTTTCCACTAATAAGATGATTGCCGACAACAACGCCTTTGATGATTGGGATGAAGCTGCGGAGGAAGTGGCCCGCCCAGATGCGATCCTGAAGAAGCGGCCCGGTTCGGAAGTCCAGATCATCAACGAGACCGATATTGCCGAACGCCACGTCATGATGGAAGAAGCCGATGCCCGCTATATTCAGGATGTTTCGGGGGTGACTGATGAGAACATGGGGCGGCAGACGAACGCGGTGAGCGGCATTGCCATTCAGTCGCGTCAGAATCAAGGATCATTGGTAACCGCTGAGATATTCGATAATTTGCGCCTGGGAATCCAGCTTCAAGGGGAACTGCAACTTTCCCTTGTTGAACAATTCTACGACGAACCGAAGAAGATGAGGATCACCGGGACGCGGGGGCAGACCAGATTCATCCAGATCAATCAGCCCCAGATCGACCCAGAGACCGGCGAAGACATGACATTGAATGACATCACCGAGAGCCAGGCGGATTTCATCGTTGACGAGCAGGATTTCCGGGAATCCATCCGGATGGCGATGTTCGAAACGCTGATGAACCTATGCGGCCAGCTCCCGCCCGAGATCACAATCAACATCCTCGACCTGGTGATCGAGCTTTCGGACGTGCCCGGCAAGGATGAGATCGTTAAGCGGATTCGCAAGCTCAACGGCCAGGTCGATCCGGACCATCAGGAAGACCCGAATGTGCAGGCTGAATTGCAGGCTCGGCAGGAACAAGAAGCTCAGCAAGCTCAGCTTGAGCAGCAAATGATTCAAGGCACCCTGGAAGAGCAGGCGGCCAAGATCAAGAAGCTTTTGGCCGATGTGCAGCTCATCCTGGAGAAGGCGAAGACCGAGGAGGTCAATCGCGAAACTTCGGCGATGAATACTCTCATGAGCCACCAGGAACAGCAGGCGAACGAGCGGGACCGAAGATTTCAAAGGACGCAATCAGCTATTGAGGCCATGAATGTCGAGGCCGAGAAGGCAAAATCCAAAACAGGAAAGGAAGCCTAAATGGCAGACGAACACGAGCAAGACCAAGGAACACCGGAATTCACGGAAGCCGAATTGGCACTCATGACCGAGGAGGAACGCAAGGCGGTGCTGGAAAGCGGTCATGAAGATCGGAAACCTGTTTCTGATCAAGAGGAGGTGGATGATGGCAAGAAAGAAGAAGGGCGCGGGGAAAAAGAAGCCGAAGGGCGGGAAGAAGTAAGCGGGGAAGTGGAAACGCCTGCTGGCAGGCAATCTCACGGCGCCTTCGTCCCATTTCTTCAGATGGGTGGTGGAGAGGATGACCTCCAGGCCAAGTTGGACGAGCTCGACAAGCAGCTCGAGGAGGGTGATATCGACATCATCCAGTACACCAAGGAGCGCGACCCGCTCATTCAGCAACGCACGGAAGCGCGGCTAGCCGCCAAGTTCAATGAGCAATCGGCGGAACAACTTTGGAAGTATGAGCAGAACCTGTTTTTCAACAGCAATCCTGAATATCGGGATGATCCGGTATTGAATGGCGCTCTTCAGCGTATCTTCAGGTCTCTGGACACCCAGGAGAATGCAGGCAAGACCGGCCTGGAATTGCTGACCGAGGCGCACAAGCAGGTTGAAGCCAGCCTTGCTGCCAGGTATGGGGGCAGTGGCACCAAGAGCTCTGGGGCGGAACAGCAGAAGCAGGCGAACGAACAGAGGCCGCAGTTACCGAAGCATGATAAGCCCGCCAGGGATCGGGTGAATCTGCCTAGAACGCTTTCCGATGTGCCGGTTGCGGAAGCCAATGATACCGGGCAGAGTGAATTTGCGCACCTCGATAATCTGTCGGGCATCGAGTTCGAGAAGGCGCTTTCGCGTCTTACTCCCGACCAACAAGACCGCTACCTGAGGCAGTAACATGGCATTGTTCATGGACATGCTGCAAGGCGAATGGATCGACATCGATAACGGCCGGATCACGATTCAGATTGGCAAGAAGACCGGCCGGCGAATCAGGCTATCCGTTCGCGCAGGCAAGGATATCGTCATTTCACGCAAGCAAGAGGATGGAACGCCGATGGAAACTACGAATCGAGTGAAGTCTCGGGATCATCCTCCTTCCTGATGGATGGGGATTGCAAGGATATTGTGGAGCAGGGAAGGACATCCCGCTCCGGGCGGATTGGCTCAGGAGGGCCTCGATTTCAAAACAGAGGAGGCCCAAAATGGCCAAGACGATTATCGGCTTGAATGACGCGAAAGCCGTCAAGCGGTATTCCGGCTATCTTGCCGTGGATATTGCGCGGACTTCGTACTTTTCCAGGAAGTTCATGGGGGAGGGCGAGAATTCCTCGATGCCGATCCAACGGCTCACCCAGCTCGAGAACGATGCCGGGGAACAGATCACCTTCGATCTGTCGATGCAGCTCAAGATGCAACCCATCGAGGGCGATGCAATCCTTGAGGGTAAGGAAGAGGCGCTCAATTTCTACACGGATTACAGTCTGTTAGTCCCACTCGCGGCGTAAGCCCGAGTTGCAAACGGCGTGAATTGCTGGAAACCCCTAACGGATCATGCCGAGGGCAATCAGCAGCCAAGTTTTGTGAGGATTCAAGTAGACATCTGGTCAAGGTTATGATAATGAAACATTCATGGATCAGACAAGAACCTGCAAAACATGCGGAGCGACAAAGCCAGTCGATGACTTCTTTCTCTACGATAAGAGGAGAGGTTATCGAAGCCGGTCTTGTATTGCCTGCGAATCCGAGAGGAGACAATCAATCCTTGAGGTTGAGCGGAAGTGCAAGACCTGTGGCATTGAAAAGCCGCTTGAAGAGTTCAACGTCGCTCAGGGCCGAGAAGGGTATCGGCGCCATGAATGTAAATCATGTGAAGCTGCCCGAAAGAAGCAATGGTACAACGAGAATTACGAACGTGCCAGACAACGGCAGCGCGAAGCCTACGAAAAGAGAAAATGCGAACCTCGATTGCATTCCGAAGAGCGAAGGAAATATCTTCGAGAACTCGCGGTGCGATCAAGACAAAAGTACAAGGATCTCGCTTTCCAGCATTATGGTGGTTATCAATGCGCCTGTTGCGGAGAAACCGAACCCTTGTTCTTGTCCCTGGACCACATCAACAATGATGGATACATGCTTCGAAAGCACAAGATCCAGGGAACGGCCGGCATTTATCACTGGCTTCATAAACATGGTTATCCCGAAGGCTTCCAGGTGCTTTGCATGAATTGCAATTTTGGCAAAGCCCGCAATGGAGGCATCTGTCCTCACAAAAAAGGTTCAACGACTATCCCGTAAGGGAGTACGGCCAAGCGGCTGGAAGTGCGCCGGACCCATTGACCAGAATGGGTCATGATATAGTCTGGTCTGCATGGAAACATGCAGCAGCCCAAAGGGGCGGTCTTGGAGTAGCGAACCAAGGCGAACATAAACGGCAGTCTACATCGATCAGATGAGGGGCGGCGTCAACACTGGGGGCCGGATGACTCGCAAGCGCACTCTGCATGACCTGCGCGCCGTTGCCAGGAAGCGCCAGTCGGAATGGTGGGCGAGAGTGTTCGACGAGCTCTTCTTCATGTACCTTTCCGGGGCCCGGGGGGTGAACACGGAATTTGTGTTCCCGACGACCTACACCGGGTTTGCAAATAACTCCTTCACGGCGCCCGACAGCGACCACATCATCTATGCGGACGGCACCACCAAGGGAACCTGTGAAGTCGGCAATACTATGGACCTGACCGAGATCGACAAGGCGGTTGCCTATGCCACGATGATGGGCGGGGGGATCCAGGAAGTTCCCAAGATCAGCCCCATCAACATCGATGGTGAGAAGCATTATGTGTGTCTGATGAACCCCTGGCAGGTCTATGATGTTCGAAAGAACTCCTCAACCGGCCAGTGGCTTGACATCCAGAAGGCTGCCGCGGGGGCTGAGGGGCGCAGCAATCCAATCTTCAAGGGCGGATTGGGCATGTACAACAACGTGGTTTTGCACGAGCACGAAGCCCTGATTCGGTTCTCGGATTACGGCAACGGCGGTGCTGTGGAAGCGTGTCGCGCTCTGTTCATGGGCACCCAGGCGGCGGTTTGCGCGTTCGGCTCACCGGGGTCCGGGTTGCGGTTCGACTGGAATGAAGAGAGCCGCGACAACGGCAATCAGGCCGTTATCACCACCGCGACAATCTTCGGCATCAAGAAGGTCACCTTCAACTCGAAGGATTTTGGAGTCATGGCCATTGATACAGCGGCCAAGAAGCCGTAGTCTCGGCCAACTGGAATTGCCCTCAGTTTTGCCTTCTCGCTCAAATGGGAGGGCTCTTTTGTTTGTGGCTCAGGAGGGCCTTAGACCATGAAGGAGATCATATCATGGCTGCAACCTATCAATCGGATGTTTGTGCGTCTACTGCTGCTATTATCGAGCCTTCGGGTTCCGAGGTCATTGCCGTGCGTGGCGAGGTGGATGTACTCAATACCCTTGCTCTCAACGAGACTCTGCAGATGGTTCCTCTTCCTGCGGGGTGTGTGCCCGTGGACTGCATTCTTGACACTGACGACCTGGATTCCAGCACCGGGATTGCCATGTCGGCCGGGGTTATGAATGCTGCCTGCACCGATCTGACGAGCGATGTCCTGATTACCACCAGTGCGATTGGTCAGACTGGGGGTATTGCTCGGATGGACACCAAGACTGGGCCGAGGACGGCGGTTTCGACCACCACTCTCCGGTATGTCGGCATCAAGATCACCACGGCTGCCACCGGCACCAAGGCGGCCGGGACGGTTGGGTTGACCCTTTTCTACAAAGCCGCTTAGGGCTTAACCTTCTTCTTGCCTGAAAGGAGGTAAGGCCATGGCGTTGTTGACTTCTTCGTTGGTCAGCGGCGGGACATTGGCAAAGGCCGGCAACTACAATGTTGTTTCCGTGAGGGGTGAAGTCTCGGTGGACGGGACCCTCACGACGGATGACATTATGAAGCTGGTTCCGCTTCCCGCCAATTGTGTTTTGATGGACCTGTTTCTTGACACTGATGATCTCGACACCCATGAGACCCCCACCATCACCCTTGATGTCGGGATACTCAATGCAGCCGATGACGCTATCGAATCAGGTCAGGAATTTCTCTCAGCATCAACCATTGCCCAGGCCGGGGGGGTGGTGCGGGCTGCCAGTTCTGTGAAAGCCCTGTGCCGTATTCCTCCGTCCATGAGCACGCGATACCTGGGGGTCAAAGTTCACGCGGCGGCCGAGACTGCTGCGGCTTCCGGCACCGTTGGATTGACAGCCACTTACCGGCTCGATGAGCAGGTGATGTTCGATGCCGAGGCTGTCAGGCCTTATGCCAACAAACCCACTTCGGCCAAAGCCGGCGCCGTGATGATGGTTCGAGGTTCCGTGAGTCTTCCGGCAACCCTGAAGGCAACGGACGTGATCAGGCTTGCGGTGCTTCCGGCTCAGTGTGAGTTGATCGATTTCACCATTGATACGGACGACCTGGATGGCGGGGCCGCGCTCCTGGTGGATTATGGCTTGCTCACCGCCCTTCCTGCCGATTGGGAGGATGATGCCGCCAGGAAGTGGAATCGACTGGGTTGGACCTGGGTGGATAACGAGAACGACAAGCAGGCTACCTTGGATGGGAGTAATACGTTCCTGAGTTCTTCCACTTCCTCCAGGTCTGCCGGGATAACCAGGTCGTCACTCAAGACTGTTCCGCGTGCGGCTTCATCGAGCAGTGACCGGTACTTTGCGGCCTACATTTCGACAAGGGCCGCGAACAGGGTTGCCGGGACGTTGGGATTCACGTTGAGCTATCGATCCGTTTAGTTTCACGGGTTGACGGCTTATTGCTTGGCTTGTGAGAGGGGGGGGGCGGGTTGCGAACCTGGTCCCCCCTCTTTCTATTGGGGAGGACGTTGTGAAGAAGATAACCTGTCTCCTGATGATCGTTTCGTTTTTGCTGGTCATCGGCGGATCTGTTCATGCCCGGGAAGATGGGCTCTTTTGGAAGAAGACGTATGCCGCGCTCAATGCGATTCCTGGATTGCAATCGGGAGATCGCGGCCTGGTGATCACCGATGATGGTGATGTGATCTTCTACACCTATGATGATGGTGCCTGGACGGAAGTGGTGAAAATCGAGAAAACGGACGGGAGCGCCGCGAAGGTCCTGCATGGTGACGGCACCTGGTCTGTTCCTGAATGACGAGGAATGTCATGCTGATTGAATGTTTGACGAAGAGAGAGGGGCCGACGAGGTTCAATCTTCACGGATTCCCTTATGAATTCAAGGCCAATGAACACGGGCATGCGGTCTGCCAGGTGAACAGTCGCGAGCATCGGGAATATCTGCTGAGCATGCCGGCCGATTTCCGGGAATATCAGCCACCGCAACCGCAACCAGCATTACCCGAGGAGATCAAAGTTGGCAACGGCAAGCGAGCTTATCGCAAACGTAAGACGACTCATCCAGGATGATTCCTACGGGGATGAAACCATTCTCGGGTTTCTGAATAATGGGATCACCGAGATTGCCGCATGGGATAACGACGATCCCAAGTTGGGGCTGGTGGGGAATATCCTGCTGCCTGCGCTGGAGACGAGCGCCGTTGTCACCACGTCGTTGACTGATGCTTTTGTTGCCTTGCCTGCCAATTATGCTAAGAATCTCTACAAGGTAACGTTTGCCGGTCAGGTCTCTCCGGTCAGCATTCTTTCCAACATGCGAGTCATGCTGGAGCAATGGGATGATGCTCTTACCCACGAGGGGCCGGTCGAGGATGTGACTGTTGTTGGGGGCCGCCTGTACTACCAGCCAATTCCAACCGAGGCAACCGAGTTGACCCTGTGGTTCTATCGGCTTCCGACGCTGCTGGCGAATTTCGATCCATCGGGCGAGAACACGGGTTTCATGGATTCGGGAGATACGACCTTTCAGGGCGATGACGATACGGGGTTCATTTCTGCACTGTCGGACGACATCCCGAATTGCCTGCCGGATCATTTGCACAAATCCCTCCTCGTAAGCTACGCGGCCAAGGAGATCTTCAACGAGATCGAGGACGGCATCGAGGGCCGGAAGATCAATACCGAGCGCTACGAGATCAAATATCAACAGGCATTGGCCGTGCTTTACCGGGGCATCAAGCACAAGTCCAAACAGATTCCCATGGTGCGAAGGCATGCGCACTTCTTTTAGGGGAGGGGAGGTTCTTCGGTGAACCACACGATCTATCGAGGAGATACGGGCAATTTCAGGCTTGAAGTGGTGGATTACCTCGGGGCGGCTGTTGATATTGAGGGCTGGACGTTTGTCCTGTCCGCGGCCCGGAAACGGGGGGGCATGGTGTCCTTCACATCAAGCGGAGCTATCGAGGATAGCGCCAACGGGATTGTCAACTTTGTTCTCACTCCAGCTCAAACTGCTGCTGTGGGGAAGTATTTCTATGATGTTCAGGCAATTACAGCTTCCGGTTCTGTTTACACTGTGGCGGCGGGAGAGATCAACATTGTCCAGGACGTAACCCTGTAATCGTACCAGGAGGGAATCCATGAAGACGGCAATTATTCTCTTTCTGTCCATCTTTCTGCTGTTGGTTGGGGTTGATGTTGGGGCAGATCCGGTCGTTCGCCAGTATTACACCAACAAGGTCGATGTCGTTTTTGCCTGGGACTACAATGACGCTACAAACCCAGATGTTACCGGTTTCAAGCTCTACACCATGCCTGCAGGCTCCACCACCCCGACAGTTACCGACATCCCGGACAAAGCAGCACGGACCTTCATATGGACGGCCTTCCCGGACGGGCAATGGGTTTCCTACATGACCGCCTATGATCGCTATGGGAACCAGTCCGACAACTCCGAGTGGATTCAGGTCAACAAGAAAACGACCAAGCCTCCCGCACCCGATAATAACCGGGTAGATGCTCTTGTTATCATCAACATGCCTTAACATGCCTTAGCGAGTTGATATGAACGAACTCACTGCGCTCAGGACCGAAACCGGCAAAATCTACGATGGGCCGGCCGATGCCAAATCCGGTAGGCCGAGCTATACCCAGGAGGCCAGGACCGGACCAATCCATTACAAAGAGGCGTACAAGGACGGCGATCCCTGGCTGGACCTGGATGAGAGTTATTCCGAACCCTCAGAGATCAAGGGCATTGGCAGGGTCCTTGTCTATCCGCGCCTCCCCAACATCGTCACGGTCTACCAGGACATCTGCGGGTATCAGATTCAGTCCCGGTCAAATCCGGACCATGTTGCCAGGGTTGAGCTGGTGAGCATTGACGGGCAGCCAGTTACTTCCTGGCTGGATACTCAAGAGATCAAAACCTACGCCAAGGTGCATCCGTATCGCGTGGGCATCTGGAAGGACTTTTCCGAGGCTCGGACGACCAAAGCCTCAACGATGCGATGGAAAGTGACGGAACTAGGCAATCCTGACAAAGACTCTCATCCGTTTTTTTTCAGGGACAAGCCCGAGGCATTCTCGATCTCTGATCTTGACTCGCTGATTGACCGCGAAAGCGCCAAAGTCGCAACGATGCGATGGAAAGTGACGGAACTAGGCAATCCTGACAAAGACTCTCATCCGTTTTTTTTCAGGGACAAGCCCGAGGCATTCTCGATCTCTGATCTTGACTCGCTGATTGACCGCGAAAGCGCCAAAGTCGCAATCCAGACCGAACGCACGCGGATCGACGACAACTCCTGGCATTGGGATGAGCTAATCCCTGCCAACGCAAAGCTGGTTGATACCGACTGGCAGGTTGGGGCAGATGCGGACGATTCATTTGTGAATGAGTCAAGTGAAGGTTGGTGGAATTCATATAACAGCACCAACAAACTATTATATTTTGGTGGATCAGGTGCTTATCATGCCTGCGGAAGATTTAAATCAATCAATATAGTCAAGTCATCTTCTATAACCTCAGCAATACTCAGCGTAAGAGCCGGATCTACTATGTCCGCTACAACTTGCAATTTGTTATATTGCTTTTCCAACGCGGATAATCCAAGTGCGCCAGACTCATACAGTAGTTTTATGGACATACCGCGTACCAGTGGTGCATCACAAACTGAAGGATCTTGGACCAGTGGTACATGGTATGGAAGCCCAGAATTAAAAACATATTTTCAAACAGTGGTTAATAGATCAGGCTGGGCAAGCGGAAACGCTACGATTGCATTTATTATGGATAATGGGTCAACCCTAGCATCAGCTTATCGAAGTTGTTATTCGTATGAAAAAGCTTCAGCGTCTGCCCCCAAACTGACCGTCACATGGACCAACCCCGTGGCTCAGGTGCGCCGCATCTACGTTCCAAATGTTTCCTGGCTTTCCAAATCACTCTTAAAACGAAGGGAGATCTAACAATGGCTGGTGTCATAGCAGTGGCCAATACCGCCGAGGTTGCCTTAACCGCTGCAACGGCGAAGACTGTGCTGCAATTAATTGCAGCGAGCAATCATCCGGTGAAGGTCAAATCTTGGGGCGTCTTCTTTGATGGGGTGTCTGTCACCGGAGAGCCCGTGCAGGTGCGCCTGTTGCGCCAAACCGACGCGGGTACCATGTCAGCCCTCACCCCGGTGGAGCGGAGCATCACCGGGGTCACCCTGCAAACCACCGCACAGCATACGGCCACTGCGGAACCCACGGCGGGCAATGTTCTGGCGGCGCGAGAGGTCCACCCCCAGGGCGGCTATCAAGAAATTTTCCCGGCCGGTGATGAGATCCTGCTTGGCTCGGCCGGTCGTTTGGGGATCGAATGCACTGCCCCGGCAAATGTCAACGTGCGCGCCGAGATCGTATTCGAAGAGTAATCCATCATGACATTGTATCCTGCATCAAAATTCCGGCCGTTTGCGCCTGTGCAGGCGCGGACAACATTATTGCAGGCAGTATATGCAGGTTTGGTGGATTTGGTTGTAAGTCCGGAGCATTCCGAATCCAGGGTGGTGATTCCATCCCTGGAAGAATTCTCGCTGGTTCTTCTGCCTGAGCACGGTGAAAGCCGGACCCTTGCGGAGGCGGGTGAAGCCACGCTGGTTCTTCTGCCTGAGCACGGTGAAAGCCGGACCCTTGTGGAGGCGGGTGAAGTCCTGCTGGTTCTTCTGCCTGAGCACAGCGAGAGCCGGACCCTATTATTGCAGGCAGTATATGCAGGTTTGGTGGATTTGGTTGTAAGTCCGGAGCATTCCGAATCCAGGGTGGTGATTCCATCCCTGGAAGAATTCTCGCTGGTTCTTCTGCCTGAGCACGGTGAAAGCCGGACCCTTGCGGAGGCGGGTGAAGCCACGCTGGTTCTTCTGCCTGAGCACGGTGAAAGCCGGACCCTTGTGGAGGCGGGTGAAGTCCTGCTGGTTCTTCTGCCTGAGCACAGCGAGAGCCGGACCCT